TCCTGCCTGGCTTCCCCCTTGCGCCAACGGCACGGACCCGGATATGGCCCACGGGTCATATTCCGGAGACATTCCCTGTCCGGCAGCCGACCCGACATATCCCGACGGGCGACCCCACGGATCAAAATTCTTCTTGACCTGATCATCCTGTTCCGGCTTCCTGTACGGATTCCCCCCGTCAGGCAATTCAAGATCCTGCATCGACACGTAGCGCCATGGGACAAATGTCCTGGTGCCGTCACGGGCTACATACTCTTCCGGATTCTCCCTGCGCATGATTCCGGCCATGCCGCCCTCCGGCACCTTGCCGTCATAGGTACGGTCCTCGATGTATGCGCGTTCAACGTCAGCCGGCTTCAACTTTGCCGGTTTCGGTGGCGGGGTTGGGAGGGTTGGCGCAGTACGCCTGTTCAGCTTGGCCTGCCGGTCGGCCTCGCATTTCCTGCGCTGCTCCGCGATTATCTCGGCAACCGTCATTGTTCGACCTCCACGGTATTCAACGCAACCATGGTATCGTTCATGTTGGTCTTCACGCCGAAGATGCCCTTATGGCCATGGTCGTAGAGGACGAAGTAGAACGAATAGATCATCTGGTTGTCGAATTCGAAGGTCCCGGTCTCGAACGTCCTGCTCTGCGTAGTGGTATGGTACGTGAAGTATAGCTTGCTGTCCATCACCCCCCAGTCGAACCATACGCTTTCCGCCGGGATGACGGTACCGTCTTCCAGGGTCACTGCGTCAGGATTGTAGAGATACTGGAACAGGGTGTCTCCCGGTACACTCTCATGGAACTGCAACGTAGCCTTGAACGTGTACGGACTCTCAATGGTACCTTCCTTGTTGTCACCGAACCAGTTCAGTATCTGGCTCCAATACAGCCTGGAATCGTCGCCGGTCGGCGTATCGTAGACATAGCCTCCATCAGTATTCGTCCCGTTTCCCGGAGGAAGTCCGGGGATGAACTTGCGGGTATCGTCGTTGACGGCCACGAAGTCACGGCCGAGACCGCTCATGTCTCCAGCGACAGCACTATCCTCGTCGAACGTCAGGTGTATGAGGTCGAATGACGGTACCTCCGCCGGACGCTCGATGTCGTCCACGATGACCTGTTCCCAGTCATAGATGGGAATCCGGTCACCATCGGCATCGAGGACATAGTTACCCTCGGCATCCTTCTGGTAGCCTTTCAGAATTGGGTTCAGGCCGGCCTTGTTCCCCTCGGGGTCGACTCCGATAATCTCGTTGTATGTGAGCATTGCGTACCGGAGGGTCTCGTCCGCCCAATATTCCTCCCCATCGACCTCGCCGCGACGCACCAGGGTCTTGGCAAATGTCTTTAAAAGGGAATATCCCTCGCGGATGGATGGCTCGACGGTTTCCCATGCGCGACGCTTCTGCTTGGCTATCTCGTCCGGGTACACCAGGATCTGCTCGACATCGTTGTACTGCTTGTTCACGATGAAGTTCATCTCGGCATAGCGGATTTCCGCAGGAAGCGCGTACGGCTTGTGCATAAGGCCATGGGCTTCTAGCTGGTATGTCGTCTTGTACTGCTGGAACTTTGAACCGGTATTGTCCGTCTCGTCTTCGAGGCTGTCGTTTATTCCGGCCAGGAAAATAGGCACCGGCTGTTCAATCTCGGGCGCAAAGTCAAATTCTTTCAGGCGCACCGTTCTGTAATCGTTGAAGTACGGTTCAATGTTTTCCTTCAACTGGGCGAAGTCGGAGAAATTGTTGGAGAGGACAGTGAGCTCGAACCTGAACACGGTAGGCTTCGGCTGAATGTCCCTAATCCAGAAGTCGTTACGTCTGGAATAGATTTCCCTCGCGTATGTCGGCTGGACCAGGTTGGCATCATCCTTAGAGGTACTGACGAAGCGCAGTCCTGCGACCGGCAGGACCTGCAGCTGCTGCTTGCTCATGGTGGAGCTCAACCAGTTGGCGAAGTCATCCGAATAGTGCGTCACGAGCTTGACCCTGACCGTATCCGCATATTCGGTGCGGTTCATGTCAGTGTACTTGTTCACGCGCAGGTTGTCGAACATGTCGTAGATGGCGACAAGCAGCTTCTCAATTTCTCTTACATAGTAGAACGGCGTCATTTCGTTCATAAGTTTATATGTTCCGGGACGGCAATCCTATAAACTTGAACCGAGGTATCCCCAATGAAAGAAGAACTGGATAGGTATTTCAAGGAAGCAAATGCATCGATCAAGGACCGTGCCGTACTGGAAAGTGTCGTCACCGGCATGAAGACTGTGATTATCGAGGCAACCGGCGACTGCCCCTGTGGCGATCCCGACTGCAACGGCCACTGCAAGTACGGTCTGGAAGAAGATAAGAAGGAAAAACAGGAAGTCAAGGAAGAACCGAAGCAGGAAGCCGCAGAAAAGACCCCGCTGCAAGTCATCGAGGAAGCACGCGGGGATACCCCCAAGAAGGACTTCGTTCAGGCACTCCGCGAGGCCATCGAACAGGTCGACAAGGCTCCACTGAAAGCAAGGCTGAAACAAAAACTTGAAAAGTACGCAAATTCCTAAGGAAAACAAAAGGCCGCCCGAATGGACGGCCATAATTGTTCTCTGGAAGATTATTCAATCGTCAGCTTGCGCGGCTGGGATTCCTTCTTGAACGGGACCGTAATGCTCAGTACGCCGTCCTTCAACGAGCACTTGACATCACCGGTCGTGTCGCCCTTTTCGGGGACCGCAACGCGGGCCTTCATCTTCACCTCGGTATCGTCGAACTTACGCACGGCGCTTACGGTCAAGACTCGGCCGTTATCGCTGAACCCGATGTCGATGTCATCCTTCTGGACGCCAGGCACATCGAACATGAACGTTGTGTCGGACTCGGTATCAGACTTGTAGCAGGCGATATTGCCAACGGCACCATTGCCGGCGAGATCATTCATCCAGTCACCGAAGCCCCTACCGAAGAAAGAACCAAACGGGAAAATACCTAATTCTTTGGACATTGTTAACTCCTTTGTTAATCCTTTTGTTTTCGTGAAAACTATTGCAAAAATCGTGCCAATAGCAAAAAGTGCCGATTTTTGTTAAAAATCGGCACTTTTACAATGCATTGTTCAATTTGAAACCTAGCGGAGCTTAATCTGCCCGTCATAATCCTTCTGGGTAATCGGTGTACTACTGACAGCGCTTGCGGTCGTGCAGAGCGTCCACTTCTTGGATTTGAGGCGTTCAAGCAGTTCCTCCTTGGTGAGGAGGCCTTTTTCCTCGGCAGCCTTGCGGTCAGGCTCGGCGCCCTTGCCGTTCGGGTTCTTGATGATGTCATACTCCATGCGGCGATAGTTCTTGGAACCGCGGCCCGGAGTATTGTTGATCATGTCGTCTTCCTTGAACTTGTCCTGCACCTCGGCCAGCTTGTCCTCGGTGTGCCACCAGTTCTGCTCGTAGGCACGTTCAAGGAACTCGTCGGCCTTCCCGCTAGTAACATCACCAACACCACGCGCCAGCTGCTGGACCTGCAAGAAGAGGTCATGACGATAGTCCGGATGGGTATCGAAATTGTTACCAATCATCCCTACTGCATCACCGTTGTTTACTCTGATTCCCATTTGGACACCTACGAAGCTAAATCTTTACGTCGTAAGTTTATAACATCGGGTTGAGAAAAAATTTAGTGGGTGAGATGAAAGACCCTTGACGGATACAAGAAAATTTGCTATATTATAAGCTGTAGTACGGAGGCAACTGGTACTTGCCGACGCGGATGAGTTTACAAAGGTGTACCAATGTACATCGTATCCTACCGGAAGTACCAGTTCCGGTAGGATTTTTTAATGATAGTCAAGAAAGGCATAGAAATCAAGCTGTATCCGAACAAGGCACAGAAGGTGTTCTTCGCGAAGACCTTCGGCTGCTGCCGTTTCGTTTACAACCAGTGCCTTAGGCTGAAGTCCTACCTGTACGAGGAGACTTACATGAGCTTCGACCCGAAGCTGAAGTCGTTCAAGGAAGAATGGGAATGGCTTACGGAAGCCGACTCGCAAGGTCTAGCTAACACCTACATGGACATGAAGCAGGCTTATAAGAACTTCTTCGAGGGCAGGGCCGAGTATCCGAAATACAAGTCGAAGAAAGACAAGCAATCCTACCGTAATGCGATGTGCCACAAGGAATTGAACAAGCTGATAGTAGGGCATACGATCGTCCTCCCTAAGGTAGGTCCGGTGAAGTGCCGGTACGGGAAGACTTTCGAGCACGAAAACATCAAGAAAATTTACAACGTAACCGTGAAGAAGAGCAGGAAGGGCGACTACTACTGTTCGATATGTTGCGATGTCGAAGTGGAGGAACTGGCCAGTACCGGTAAATCCGTCGGTGTCGATGTCGGCATCAAGTCCACGGTAATCCTGTCTGACGGGACGGAAATCAGGAACCCGCACTTTCGCAAGAAGTCGGAACGGAAAATAAAGATTTTACAGAGAAGGCTTTCGAAGAAAGCCAAAGGCGGTAAGAACCGCGAGAAAGCTCGCATCAAGCTTGCCGCAGCACATGAGAAACTGTGCAACCGGAGGAACAACTTCCTCCACCAGGTATCGCGCATGATAGTGGACAACTACGACGTGATATGTCTCGAAACCCTCAACATCAAGGGTATGCAGAAGAACCACAACCTCGCAGCCGCATTGCACGACCAGGCACTTGGCGCACTCGTCGGGATGATCGTATACAAGGCCGCATGGTACGGCAGGACGGTCGTCAAGATAGGAAGGTTCTTTCCGAGTTCCAAGATGTGCAACCACTGCGGTGGCATATACAGGGAACTCAGGCTTAGCGAACGGGTATGGGTATGTCCGCACTGCGGTGCGGTCATTCTCCGCGACCCGAATGCCGCCTGCAATATACTTGATGAGGGGATTAGAGTCCTAAATAATGAAGGTACCCCGCGAACCGGGGAAACCGCGGTACTCTTACCGCTACGCCTTGTGGATGACCCGCCTGTGGATGACCGTCCTCTGGACCTAAAAAGCAGTGGCCAATTGAAGCAGGAAACGTCACTGGCACCGGTGGTTCACGAAACCAACCGGTCTTTAGCCGGTGGGTAGTTCATAATTGATCCATATCTTCGGGAAGGATATTGTCGTCATCCACCGCCTTGTCCAGCTTCTCGACCTTCTGGACGGCATCGTCGATCGTATCCCCGGTAAGACCGGCATTCGCGGATGCGCCCCAGTGCCTGCGCTGCTTCTCGCGTTTCACCATGCCGGCATACTGGTCCATCGCTATGCAGGAATGCAGGATGCCCTCGTCAAGTGGAACGAACTGGACCATCTCGCTGCGCCTGTTGAGCATCTCCCACTTCTGGAAGAACGCGCACTTCACGCATCGGCGAATATAGTTGTACGGGTCGTTACTCTTTGCCGTCTTCGTCTTGGACGGGTCATAGTTGTGGATGTAGTTCAAGGCAAGAAGCAAGGCATGGCCTCTGAACTCTTCCTTCCATTCCGGCGTATATCCGGAGAAACGGGCGGAACCCAAGGTCTTCTCGATAACAATCTGGATAATCCTGGCAAGGCGCGGATCCATTTCCGGGCGAGGGATTTCCTTCGCCTTTTCCTTGCCGACTTCCTTGCAGAGGGCCTTGTACGGGAGCATCTTCTCGCGGTGTTCGACAAGGAGTCTCGTAAGATATGCCTTGTCGATTGTGCCATAAAGCATGGAGACTTCCGTCTGGTTACCATTTTCATCGAATTCCGGCTGCATCTTCGCCGGCATGCTTGCCTTGACCTTTGAGGAATAGTGAGTGACCTTGTTGTCCTGGCTCATTGTAAAAATCCTTTGACTTCTTTCCATCGGAAAACTATTCCCTTAATGCGGCATGGAATTCCATATGCTGCAAATCCTTGACTTGCTGATGGCCTCGTTGTAGAACTTGAAACCCCAGGTATCCGGGGTAGACACGACATCTGCCATGACCGAACTGGTCTTCTTGACATCGGCCATGTCATCACAGGTCGTCCTCAGGACGGAATCTTCCCGGTATACCCTGATTCCGCACATGGTCGTGGTGCACTTGACCGACCAGCTGGAATAGAGCGTATTCTCGTTGAGGACATGGCTGTATGATACCATGTCGGTATCAGGGTCCACCATCTTGAAGTTCCATGTATCGTCAAACAGACCGAACCCCTCGGCCAGTTTCCCCCCATGACTCACGAACCACGCATCCCGTGTCATTTTGGTAGACGGCTGTCCGTCCTCGCCAAGTGGAAGGATTTCAACATTTTCGTCTACGTCTATCTCGTCAGCGATACCGTTCGTGCACAGGTGATATACGTAATAGTTCATCCCGATATCATACCGTCCGGCGCCTATGTATGCATACAGGTGCCAACGGTCATCGGAATCATATTGCCAGAATACGATGCTGAAACCGTTCCTGTCTCTTGACGAGAACGCGGTTGCCGCATCGACATTGTATACATGTTCGCACCGGCAAATCTGCAATCCGTTCGGGGCGGCAATAATTTTATCTCCACATCCAAAGCGGTCATCCTTGATGTCGACACGGTGTTCGGCATCGTAGTTTTCCACTTCCTCCATGCAGGTTTCCTTCACCGGATCACCAGCAGTACGCCGAGTATCCGTAACCAGTTCCGGATTCACATCCGCTGAAATCTTGTAGTCAGTGACATCCACTCCGCTCGATGGGAACAGACTTCCTTTCAATCCACACGTAATTTTGACCGTACGGCTTGCACGCGCAAGGTAGCATGCACCGTTCAGATAATAGTACCATATGTGGAATATGTTCTTTCCATTATGCTCGCAAGTACAGAAGTCTATGTCATTCTGTGTTACCACGAAGTCGTCACCGGAAATAGTTGTCCCGTTATGCGATGGCACCGTATCGGAACGCTGTATCCACTCGGCACACGTAGCTTCCCATATGCCATTGGTCCCGTCACTCTGGTTGGTGAGGAGGACGGTATCACCGGGACGTACAATCTGGTTACAAATCTTCTGCGTGCCGTATCGCATTTCCTCGGGAACATCGCTGTCACACGTGACGGTGACATTGTCTTTCACCCGAACGCCAAGGTCGGCAATAACATTGGCATCCACCGGAAGGGGTTCCTGCACCGGCAGTTGGCACGGATTGTAGTACTCGTTGTACCCGGACTGTCCGTCGAGATACGACTTGAGACCAATCCATTCACCTGTCTGGACAATCCACAGTCCGTTCCCGCCATCGAACTGCTTGTCGAGCCATACGAGATCGCCCTCATTCAAGGGCACACCGTCAATGGTCATCTCGCCGGCACGCTTCGGCAGGTTGTATGAATATTTTAGCTTGACACGATAATACGCCAGTTTTGTACAGTCAGTGTCCGGCTTGATGCGGAAATAGATGCTGCTGCCGAGCGAACTGGACACGCCGCCATCACCCGGCGTCTTGGTATCCGAACTATAGTCATCCTTCACCAGTTCAATGTCCGTGGAATAAAAGCATTTCGGGTCCACGGTAGTCATCATCCCGCCGGGGTTCTGCTCGCTTGCTTCCTTGTTTACACTGTCGTAGCGGTATCTGATGAGATACAGGTTGTTATCCCAGGCGGTCGAAAAATCTGCTGTCCCGGCCTCTATGCTGTTCGCGCCGCATTCTCCGTAGCCAAGGTTCACCGCATAGGTTCCACATATTTCGGCACAGGTCGAATCCAGGGAAACGAACGGTTTTCCGAATATGAATGAAATCTTGTCGTAGTCCCCGTCAACACCATATTCACGGTAAAGGTCCTTGCCAGAGATTGCCACACACGAACCATCAGGCCTGTCCAGGAATACATCAAGGTCATCGTTGAAGTCATGCCCATATATGGTGACATATTCAGTCGTTCCGACTTTCGTGGCTATGTTGTCAATGTACTGGATAGTGGGCTTCTTGACATCGGACCCCTTCCCGTATACGACGAATGTCCCGCGACAGTTGTCCCGGTCGCCGAACTGGTTGGCATATTCGATATAGACAGGCAGTTCGAAGCGCATCATGCCCTCGAACGCTTCCTCTCCCTTCCACACCACGTTCCAAGACGCATCCATCCCGTCGGTCTTTGGATTGAACTCTACATCGAAACGCTCATATATTGCCGGGTCATCCGAGTCGATACCGGCGCCGGTTATGATGAGGTCGTCCGAATCGTCCGTCGCCACAAGCACGCCCACCTGGGCAAGCGGCTTGACATTGAATACACGTGGGGAAAGTCCGAACATCAGATCACCTCAGCTTGGCAATCTGTGCCGCATAGTTCTTCAACTTGTCGACTATTGGCTTGCCACCGGCACGCACCGATTCCACATACTTTGCACGGGTAGGCGGAATCCATTCCTCGGGGAATTCAAGAAGCTTGATGACGCGGAGCATCTCGTGATAGGTCGCGTCGACGCTCTTGGTGACTACGGCGCCACCGGCCCTGACTTCGGAAAGCTCTGGGTCAATGCCGTTCAGCTGGTTGATGAGGGCGTCATACTTGTCAACGGCAGCATCGGCTTCCGCCGCATTCATGACATCGGAGATGGAGTTCGGATCGCGATATCCCGGGGAAACCCATCCGCCCTGGTTTACCGGCTGTTGCTGCGGAAAATTCCCCTGCACATAGCCCGGCCCGCCGAACGTGGCACCCATCTGGTTATACGGGTATGGGTCAGGAGCATAGTTCCCGCCGGGCATGGTCATCTGCTGCGGAGGGAAACCCGGCTGGGCAGGCGGCATGGCACCGGGCCTTACACCAGGCATAACGAGGCCAGGCTGTTGCTGCTGTTGGTTGTAATCTCTCTGAGAACGCATAATTACCTCTTCTACAGTTTATAACCGCCACTGATGGCGGCACCGTATCCAGGAAAAAACTATCTCTTTGTTCCAAAACAAGAAAGGCGGCACGAATGCCGCCCATGTCTGTCAATTTATGACACTTTATCCAAAACGTCCACCGATACCAAGTTCGTCGAACGCGGCCATCTGTTTCATGGCAAGTCCAACGTCATCAGCGGGTTCGGCATTCTCCTCGCGAATGGATTCGAGGGTGACTGTCGTGCCCTGAAGGCCAATCTTCTGCGGTTTCAGACCACGACCAACCGATTCGACGAAGTTGCGCTGTGCCGGAGTTTGCTGTGCGGGTTCCGCATTTCCGTTGAAGTCCAGCTGGAAGTCATCGGCATCCTTGATTGCGTTACGGATCTTGTCCATGTTGATGTCATTCGGTTCAGGATCCACATCGAGGACAAAACCGTTCTGGTCGTCAATGAGGTGGGAGTTGATGAACGAAGTGACAGTTTCCTTGGTGATTTCACGTTCATCGTGACCACGGAAATGGTCGAGTACGCTGTTGACAGTATTGGGATCGAGACCCTGGCACAGGTTTAGAACCTTCTTTTCGGCATTGGCCTTATTGAGACGGTCAGTAAGTTCCTCGTGCTTGATGTAATTCTCTTTCAACTCGACATTGACCTTCGCCAGTTCCTTCTTCAATTCCTTGACGGTCTGCGTGTCGCCGAAACCATCAACGCCGAGAGAGTTTTCGAGAATTGCAGCAACACCCTTCAAGGCTGCATACATCTTCGTGTTAATCGCATCGGTCTGCATGTTCGCCATGCAGGATTCGACTGCCGCGTTGATTTTGTCCTCGACTCTGGCATTCACAGATTCGAGGAGCTTGCTGAACTTCTCGGCAGTCTTCTTCGATTCCGCCTTGACACCGGCGTCCAACCTCGACTGGTAGTCCGACTCGATTTTTGCCGCAACGCCTTCCGGCAATGCACCAATTTCGGCTTCTGTCAATATCTTTTCCAGCACCATATTGTCCCTATCTCATCTGGCTCAGGTACCCAATGAGCGATTCACGGTTATAGCTGCGATACCCGGTGGATATCAGGGTCCTGTTGTATGCCACTTCACGGCGCAGCGAATTGATTGATTCTGTAAGGACCTTTACCGGCTTTTCCACGGATTCGCGGCGGGCGGTAAAGATTGCACTCTGTCCAAAACTCGGGTTGCCGACTACATCGACTGTAATCATCGTGTAGTTGTCGGCAATCTGTTCATATTCCTCACGAGTAAGCGCGTTGACCTTCTTGACGGTATCGCCGGCACCACGGAGGGAATAGCCGGGATGATATCCCGCCTTGATAAGGCCGGCCAGGTCATGACCGGCATCCGTGTCCTCGGCAACGACCATGCGGCACTTGAGCTTGTCGCCTTCCATGTGAAGGTCCTCGATAACCGCGCATGTCTTCTTCAAGTTCATTTCAAAAATCGGATAGTCGCGGGGCTTTCCTTCCTCGTCCAGGCGCGGATGGTTCAGTTCCGCGGCAAGACGGCCGTAGGCGACATAGTCGCGGTTCAGACGTTCGACTTCCCTCTTGATGATGGGAAGGGGATAGTCACGCCCGTTGATACCGACCACCCCGCATACGATGGCGGTACCTTCGATAATCAGTCGCTTGACCGGTTTACCATCAAGACCGATGCGCTCGGCGATATGGGCCGTGGAACCTTCGAACACCGGTGTCTCGAAAATGCCCATACTGTTGGTTATAGCACCCATCTTCATCTCCCCCGAATTATCCAAACTGCGGCTCCTGGTCGGAGAGCATGCTCTCGAACACAGCCTTGCTGGTCTCCTCAACCCGGCGCTTGAACTGGCTTTCAAGCCTGGCACTGACGATCCGGTTGATTTCCGCATCATCGTTGTTGAATAGTGCCGTCACCAGTCTCTGTGTTTCTGCCCTCTGCATTCCATTTACCATGATTTTCCAGGAAGTTTATAACCGTTGCCCAGTTTTTGCGCAGGCATCGGCTGCACAAAGGGTGCATTTTTCCACTATAAACTACTCTACATGATGGTACAGCGTGCACTTTTCGAGAATGCGGATACAAACATAGCCAAACGTCCGTCCGAATACGGCAGGGCTTATCTCGACGGAAAATACACGGAATTCCGCAACAGGTTCTTCGGAGGGGACGAGGGAAACCTGCCACCCAAGCTACCCATTGGCTTCTCGAATACGGTACGGGCACTAGGACACTGTAAGAGCCGCGTCAGGAACTTCATGGGAAACCCGACGGTGATTTCTTGCGAAATCATGCTGTCTGATGCATACGACTTCACCCCGAGGAAACTGGACGAAGTCCTCATCCACGAGATGATACATGCATATCTGGCGCACTCCAAGGACATCGCGGACGTAAAGGAGACCCATGGCCCCAGGTTCCAGAGATGGTGCTACCGGATCAACTCGGAATCGGACTACCGCATAACAGTGACGAGCGATACCCCGATTACGCTCAACGAGGGCATGGCCAACCGGATCGTGAACGACGGCACCGTGATGCTTGTCGCAAGAGAATACAGTCCCGGGGAAACTGCTGTTTCCAGGGTTTCGATAAATGACCTGTCGTGGGCAATACCGAAGGCGACCAGCTGGCTGAAAAAGCCGGTAACTACGTATGCATGCAGTGATGGAAATTTCAAGCAGAAGTTCATTGTCGGGAAATCAAAGCTCCATGCGAAGATATTCCCGAATTCGACGATAGACGACATGATTGAATCGGGCATCATGCGGGAAATCCAGCCTCCTAAGGCCGAAGCGCCACAGAATGCGATCCTTGTCGCATGGACCTGGTACAGGAACGAGGTGGGGTACTGCCTGGTCGTCCCGAGACTGGCCGGCGAAGTCATACGCCGGGTGACGCTTATGCAAGAAAACCACGGGATTGAACACAAGATTTCAGTCTACCGTCTCATGAGATATTTCAGCGAATGGGAAGGTTCCCCACTGAATTCATCCCGTTCCATCAGGTTCAGGACGATGCCGAAGGACCAGTTCAACAACATCGTGACGGATGGCGGACTCACTTACATAGAGGATGTCTAGGCTAATTCCCAGCCATCCTGTACCATCTTAGGCTTCAACTTCTTGGATACCGCGCCGGTCCCCTGGCACAGCGGGCACTCGGCATCACGGTATGACCAGTCGGCGCATCCGGTCGCAACCGCAAGCATATCGGTGGCATACTTTTCCCTGACCGTGCCGGTGCCGTTACACTGCGGGCATATAAAACCGAGTGGACTGAATGTAGCCAGTATCTTGCTTAACTTCACAAAAAACTGCGGGCAAGAAGATGCCGTCCCTTTAGGGCGGCATAGGAATGCTCGCGAGAACACTTTGGGAACACTTTCTTGTAGTCATATTGTATATATGCATAGGATTTGGTTATATTTGAATCAAGAATATATAAGCTTTTGATGAACACGGGTGAAGTATATATGAGTACGATAACGTACAATGCCGAGCTAAAATTCAAGGATAATGCCGGCCAGGAATACTGGACGGACCTTCTTGAGGTATCTCGTCTTGCGTACAACGAATGTGCTGATATCATAACCACCCGTAAGGTACATCTGGACTTGCAATCCGTGCACAACGCAGTGTACTACGAATTGCGTGAGAAGTTCCCGACGATACCGTCTCAGGGGATAATCAAGATATACAAGGACTGCATATCGGCATTCCGGTCAATCAACACCAACGGCCATGTCGAGCACAAGGTGCCCACGAAGAAGAACCTTTCGATGCGTCTTGACAAGCGTCTGTATTCCCGTCTAAGTCTATCTTCAATTTCATTGTGCTCAGCGAAGGCAAGAAAGCGGGTCGATGCCGACATCGTAAAATACCCGAAGCTTGAAGCGCTGTTCGGGAAGTACCCGGTACGCGACCCGTTGATATTCAAGCATGGTGACAGGTTCTTCCTGTCGCTGTCGTTCGAGGTTCCGGAAGTACCTTTGCAGGGCGAAACTTGCATCGGAGTCGATTTGGGCGAACGCCGTTTCGCGATAACGTCCGACGGGTTGATGCTCAACGACAAGGAATACAATGCAAGCCGGCGTAGTGTTCGCTACCTGAAGCGTAGTCTACAGAAGAAGGGTACGAAGAGTGCATACCGTCATAGACACAAGCTATGCAAGAAGGAGCAGCGTCAGTCTGACGACATGTGCTGCCGAGTGGCGAACGCCATCATCGAAAGCACCGACGCAAGCATCATCGTGCTCGAAGACCTTTCGAAAATAAAGCAGAAGACTTCAAAGACCAAGGACGGCAATAAGAGGAAAGACCACAACCGTAGGATTTCCCAGGTACCGTTCTACAAGTTAAAACAAATCTTGTCATACAAGGCACTGCTCGCTGGCAAGCGGGTAGAAACAGTTTCCCCGTCCATGACAAGCAAGACTGATTGCACTACAGGAAAGAAAAACGGAACCAGGAAGAACCGTCGCTTCTACTGCAAGAACGGCACCGTCCTCGATTCCGACTGGAATGCCGCAATCAACATAGCTCGGAAGAGCAAACATCCCTTCTCGTTCAAGATGCCCCTAGACGGTACTCTGAAAACCTGGAGGGCAGGGTGCATGTCAACCACCCGATCGTACTGTAAGCCTGCCATGGCAACATAGGCAGCATTACAAACTCACACCCTTTAGGGTGTGCGTAGTTGACTCGGATACTTTAATTCATCGGCATTCATAGCCTGTGCGCTTTTGGCGACTTCCGCTTCGCGCTGAATGTCCATGAGGTTGTAGCTGCGCTTATTACGAGTCCAGGCTTCTTCGTCTGAAAGCATCGCAACGCCCTTTATTATGGTTTTCTTTCTTTTCATACGACCGGCAACTCCGTTCTCTTGAAATGTTCATTCACATACTTCATTGACAGTGTCATGAAGTTCGCCATAAGAGCCCACGAATCCCGATAACAGCTAGGCGGAACCGGTTTATTCTTCCGTATCAGATACTTCTTCACCAAGTACATCATCCGGTTGAGCACGGCAAGCCTATACTCAAATAGATACCCGGTTGTCTTGGTTGGCCCAAATGCCCTGAACCAGCATTCAAAAGCAAACCGGGAAATCATGCGCTGATGCTTACTAACCTCATGTCTCCGTAGAACCCGTTCAACGATTTTCCGGCGCCGGTAAAATGCGTCATCATCGGGTCGGGTATGAATCCAGCGTTCACGCTCGGTGCCATCAAGCGCAATGTATTTGCCAAGGAATATATCCTTTGGTTGGGTGTACTGGTACGGAATGCCACGCACTGTCATGTAACGATAAAAGAAAGGCGATCTTGATTTCATATTGTAAATGTAGCAAAAATGGACCACCAATGAAAAAGACGGTCATCGAAATGACCGTCATTTTTCAAAATGTAAATGTAAATTTACACTGCTGCCATCGTTTTCGCGGTTGCAGCTGTAGAGACATTCCTGCTTGCAACATGATTTGTACTAAGCCTGAACACGTCAACCAGGTTGCTAGTCAGCTTTTCAACTACCGTCCATGGATACGCGGCAAACGGGCATTTCTTGTCAAACAGGATTGCCCTGAACAGTTTCACGAAATCGTCCTCCACGGCGCCGATGTCACCGCCTACCGACTGTGCCGAATCACGTTCCACCCCACATGCCTCGTCATAGGCATCAGGCAATATCTTCTCGATAAATTCGGCATAGTCGCTAAATTCATCCTGGATACGCTTGATGGCGCTCTGCACCAATTCGGTACCGATGGCGCCATTCAGTTCATCACGCTGTGCCTGGGTGGCCTTGTCCGCCCCCAGTATTCCTTCACCGGTTTCAATTTTACCGAGTGTCGCCTGGTCACCATTTATGATACGGAGAACGGCACCGCGCAAACCTCCGCCAACCTTCCCGAATATCATCTGCAATACCATCGATACGCTACGGCTGGGTATGGTAGGAATGGCTTGGAGGATATCATTGAAGGATTCCTTCATCTGCTTTGTCTTTTCTTCAACTTCCTCTATGGCACCCATCGGCAAATCGTATTTATCATCCACATTGACATTGACAAGTACAGACGCATCCCCGTCCCATAAGGAACTCATCGTTTTCTCATCGTTCGTGGTCTCGGATGTCTCGGCATCTTCGGAATCATCCCCAGTAATGGAGACATTTACACCAAGCTGTTCAGAGAGATCCTTTTCCTGTTCGGAGATATCCTTGCCGGTATCAACAGTGGAGCCAACATCATTCTGTTCAGCAGTTTCCCCGGTTTCACTAGTTTCGCCGCCGGTCGTCGCTGGAGTGGAAACATTTCCGGCATGACTTTCCACCGGTTCAATCTCTTCATCATAGTCATCACGCTCGCCGCTCTCGATTGGAGTTTCACTATCGAGAACTGCGGTAATAGACTTATTCCTGCCAGCTGCGGCAGTAGTCTTTTCTCCGGAAGAACGGTCAAACTGGTTCCAGGCCGTACCTAGCACGTCATCATCGGTAAAAACACGTTCCTTGGACATGCTGTACAGGAACCCGTTTACAAATTCCCTGAGTTCATCCTTGGACGGCTTCTTTCCACCAAGCTGGGCAATCAGCTCGGCAGTCGGAGTAGTCTTGTCAGACGGGTTCTTCCCGAGCTTGTTCAATGCCCACTGTCTAACCAGGAACGGCTGGTTTTCCTTTCTGGATACGAGGTTATCGAGGCTGCTGCCGGTGACATCCCTTCCATTGATTTTTACAGTCACCATGGAACTTTCGAACAATACGCTTGCAACTTCCATGATGGCATCGGACTGGTCATCGTTGAGCCCCATCTCGAAGAGTGCACGACGCATCGCATCGTCGCGGCTTTCCCCGATTGCTCGACGATATTCCTGAGAAATCGTCGGTTCGATGGACGTATGGTCATACGGGGAAAGGTCAATCCACGAATCCAACGCATCAAGAACATGATCCCTAAAATCTTCCGGAGTTCCGTTGCCGGTCTCATCCGCGCCATCACCGAGGTGCATGGTGTACGAAACGGTGCCATCGCCGTTATCAGTGCATTCGGCAAGGTCCTCCTCGCTATCCGGAAGGGACACCGTTATTGTCCCATCCATTTTCTTGGAAACTGTTGCACCGCTCTTGCCAAGCAGGCCCGAGATTGTATCAAAGATTTCTTCGTTCATGGCTTTGTCCAAAAATGTTTCTTTTCTGGCAGTTTATAAGGGGACGCGGTGACAACCCACGTACCGCCGCGCACAACATGGTGTGCATCCATGAAACTGCCGTCATATGCCGGTTCCGAACCTGCATCAAACGCAAAAGCAACCATGAATATCATGATTGCTATGCCGAACGGTATGAAAATGCGCTTCATCATCCGGGTGCACCGCCGCCTTCGCCCGACGAGCCACCGCCGACCCCGTCACCGGCATATACGCCGTTCTGGTTGTTCGGACAGGTAATCGAGTATCCGCACTTCATTGGCATATGGTTTAGGGAAAGTTTCCATTCCATGGGATTGGGGAGATTTTCCTTGGCACGTTTAATCATGTCATCGAGCGGTACCGACTGGAAGACATCTGTCTTGTATTTTCCGAGGCCGGTAACCTGGCCACCGGAAATCAGGTCGGGCACCTTCCATTCCGCATTGCGGGTTTCCTCGCCAATGTCCCTGGTGCAGTGGCCACTGATCGTGTTCCCGCCGTCCGGAAGAACGTCGGGTGCCGATGTACCGGAAGTGTTCGTCGCATGTGGGACGATATGGGTAAATCCCTTCCAGTCAATGACCGCATTCTGTCGAACCGAGTCCGGAACCATGAGGGGTCGGAAGAAGTTACCTTCACACAGGGCGCGGAATGTCTCGGCCGCAGCAACTACACCACGGTCGCCAGTGGCCTCGAACAGGCCCTTCATGAATTCAAGGTACTTGACTGCCGGGACCATAGGTTACCCCTGCGCGTTCGCGACTTGGTTCTGGTTCTGCTCGTTCAGGGTTTCCTTGGCGTTCAGTTCCTGCTGCAATTCACCCAGTGTCTGCTTCGCGGCATCGGTGGTCTGGTCAAGCTTCGCCTGCGCCTGTTCCACCTGTTGTTTCTCCTGGGTCGCCTTGTTGGCGATGTTTGCGAGCACCTTGGCACCTTCCGGGTTTTCCGTGATGGCTGCCGGATCGATAGCCATGCTGTCCTCGGTTGCACCGCCGTTCTGCACCTGGGTAGAGTCCGCCTCGAAAATGCACTCATAGGCCGCGGCAATGGCTTCTCCCATCGACGGGACTGCCGCACACGATTCAAAGATTGTCTTCTTGAAATCCATATCAAACCTCGAATGGAAGTTTATAACAAAAATGCCTCCCGTAGGAGGCCAGTTCCTGAAAGAAATCAGGACGATGCAATTTTATGGTCTCCACCACGGGGCCCATGGCCAATACCACCGGTAATGAGGGTCAGGCGGGTACGGGCCGCAACAGCAGCACGGAGGTGGAGGAGGGGGAGGCTGGTTTGGGATGTAATATGGATGACAAACATGCATCATCCAGTCGACCGGGCGTCCAACCATATGTTCCAGAACGGGCCTTGGACGGATCGGTCCATGGTTCCGATAGTAGTCTGGGTCACGTTCGACACCGAAATACCCGTAGTCCCCAGTCTGATAGCAATCCACGGTAGCCATAATTATTTCCTCACTGCACGTTTTCTTGGGGTACTCCTCACTTTCTTCTTGACAGTCGTTTCATTGGGCATCACAGAAATCAGCTGATGAATTGTGTGAACATAAGAATTGCCCCCGAGCTTCTCATACGCAACATTCAGGTGCTCAAAATTCTCCCTGTCGTTTTCATAGATGAAACCGCGTTCGATGGAACGGTAGTAAATTTCAGTAAGTTGATTGCGCAGGGTTGCTTGGAGGGCTTCCTTCATCAGGTCAAGTTCGGCTGTGATTGCTTTCTTGCTGGTGAACTGCTCAAGTAGCCAGTTACGAAATGGCTTAACGAACGTGCCCAGCGCAATGAGCAGGCCCGTCACCGATACTATAAATGCTGATATCATGTTAAGTTTCAGCGTGATGAATTCTATGGCTTCCATTAAAAACCTCGGGATTGGCTTCGACCGGAAGTTTATATGTTTACCATAGAATTTCCCTATTCAATGTGACCAGTTCCACCACAAATCGGGCATGCGTCGCCAGTAAAGGAATCGACTCCGGTGCCGTCGCAGTGGGTACATATTCCATCTTCCAGTTCATCCCGCTCATCACTGAAATCGTAGCCTTCGCGGTCACGTTCCCAGGTATGAGACGGAATTTTCCTGAAGTCGTCCTCGTCATTGAAATTGCCGCTGTTTGCTCGATACCCAGGACGTTCATACCGGAGGATGATTTCCTTCATCATCGGGTGACGGACAATATCATCGACACCAAGTTCAACGAACCCGATACCGCGGACACCATCAAGCAACCTGATGGCATCATTGAACCCGGATGTTGCCTTTTCCGGCAAGTCGCACTGGTTCGGGTCACCGCAGATGACCATCTTGGAACCGCGACCCAGACGGGTTATCATCATCTTCATCTGCATCGGGGTGACATTCTGGAATTCATCGCACACGATGTAAGACTTGGCCAACGTCGAACCACGGATGTAGGCCAGTGGACATACACGCACCCTGTCATAGAAATCCACCGGTGCCGGTACGTCCTTCGCGCTGGCACGCATGCGCTTCTTTTCCTTTGCAGTCATGGGTTCGCGCTTGATGACTTCCTTCTCCGCATCATGCTGTTTTGGATATCCCTTGATGATTGCAATCGCGTCTTTTAGCGGCTGCATATATGGCGCCACTTTCTCATCCAGAGAGCCGGGTAGGAAACCCAACTCCTCACCGCCGGTAACTACTGGCCTGGTAAGTATAAGACGTTCATATTTACCATCATCTATACCGTCAATGCCAACCCATGTGGCAATGGCGGTCTTACCGGTACCTGATGGCCCTGATACGAATATGATGTCATTGGAATTGATAGCATCGACCAATTTTTGTTGGCCAGGTGTCTTCTCGAAAATCGTGCGCCCATTGCGATCGCTGATGATTGGTCTCCCGCAAAACTTGGTATCCATGCGATAGAGGTCCCGTCGTTGTCGTACGGCGGAATTGCCGCACCACGTACAGCTTATAACTACTTCTGATACGCCTCGATAACCTGCCCGATGGTCTCAAATGCCTTATTTTTACCATCTTCCGGCTCGACTACCCACTTTTTCGTATCATAATCGTAGCGGAAAGGTATCTTCTTAATCACATCCTTGTCACGGAAGATGAGTTCATCATCCTGTTCACCAACATGCTTGGCGATAACTCCATCTGCCTTGATGAGGAACGCGCAGTCACCGTATCCAAGATCGTAATGTTTCAGATAAGAGCATCCGACCGGTAGGGCGAACAGCCACCCCTGCTTGCCCCTACCGCCATCATACATGGTCGTGTAAGCCAGGTGGTCAAGTACGGTCGTGCCATTGGCAAATCCGTTCTTCTTGATTTTGGGATACGCCTTATCGTTGGTGAAATGAACTGCCCAGGCACCTTCCTGGATATGGGCATCCTTGAAATAGTTAAACGCCCTGCGCGTAGTGTCGATGTATCCCTTGGAATCCTTGATGTCGCTGTCGGGTTTCTTCCCGAGATACTTGTTCAGTTGCTTCATCTTTCCATCGACCGCTTCCATCGCACTGCCATAGCCGGAGCTGTATGCGTTACGCACCGTTTCCAGCACTTTCGGATCAACCGCCGCCTTCTTTTCTTCAGTCGGATTCTTCGAAGCGGAGTTCACATACGCATCGCGGAACTCGCCGGATTTCAAGAACTTCTCCCATGGATAAATACCATGTCGAGTAACGAACACTTCGACCATGGCCATATCATTCTTCAACTGAGAAAGTGCATAATCCCTGTTGCTGGATTCACACAGCGGAATGATGCGATGGCGAGTGACACCTTCGGTAATGTCATAGATTGACAATATGGATTCGATAAGCGCACGATGTTGCGGACTGATCTTGCATACAGAGTCCATGATGTTCCGGTATGCGGAACGGTGTTCGTCGCGAATTTTCTGGGGGTTTACCCTGATATAGTCATCCATCAAGGTTCCGCGCTTCTCAGCTTTCTTGAAATCAGGTGTCTGGCGCATCAGGTTGAATTCGCGGTTTCCGTATGTTTTCAGGAAGTAGGTAATGTCATCGCATGCCTGCAGGAAACGGTTGTAGTCATGCTCCCATGTTTTGCGGTCAGTGTCAATAAGGTACTCCCTGGCCTTCTGCTGTTGCGGGGTAAATTCGCGCTGTTTGAGACCGGAGGTGCTTTCCTTCGACTGCTGCGGCTGGGGTTGCTGCGGCTGATGGGTATTGGCATAGGCCTGCTTGGAACCATTGGCAAAGCTAGAAATCTTGTTTTTCAGGTTGCCGGCAAGGGCCTTGGCACGGTTGAAGAAATTGCCGGTACCTTCCAGCACCACATATTCCTTGATTGCGCATTCAATAAGCGGTCGATTGCTCTCGTTAGCAAGCGAAACAAGCGAGTTGATGAATTGCCTATGTCTCAGTTCCATGTCGTATTTCCTCTACATGGTCCAGTTTATAGGAAAAGGGCGCCCGAAGGCGCCCTTACCTCAGTGAGATATATGGGAAATGGCTTACTTGCTCTTCTTGGTCTTCGGATCGGACTTCTTGACCGTCTTGGTGGACTTGGTAGTCTTCTTGGTGGTCTTGGTCTTCTTTTCATCCAATTTGAGCCCGTGCTTCAAGGCAAATTCCTTGGAAAGAACCGGCTTGGCCTTGTCCATGTCGGCAACTTCCTTCAATGCCTTTTTGAGTTCCTTGCTGGGAACGTCGGTCTTCGGCTTGCGTGTACGAGTTGGCTTCTTTTCAGCAACCGGGGCAACAGTGGCTTTCTTCTCGACACGCCTACGGGCTGGCTGCACAGGGGGAACCGGGTTCGGATCCACTGCGATTGTAGCGGATGTAATGGACGGTTCCTGCGTGAGCTGCGGGCCGGCATCGTTCACCGGAGTGACTTCCATGCTGGGTTGTTCCTGTTCCTGTTCGGGCTCTTCAACCTGGATGCGGTTGCGGCGACGAACCACGTAGAGCGGAATGCCGAATACGACCAGTATGACGGCGACCGCGATAAGGGTTATGATAGCTTCTCCTGACATTATTAACTCCTCTAGTATTAAGTTTTCAGGTATCTGCAGGAAAACTACATCATTCGCATCATATAAACTGCATTTTATGGCACGCAAGAATAAAAATACTACCGAAACCGAAAAAAACGACATCAATCCCGATGTCATCGAACCGGTTGTGGCCGAAACGTCCCAGGTTCAAAACGAAACGGCACCACAGAAGCCTGTGGCGCCAAAGACTGCCGCACCGGTACAGAAGACCCCCGTGCCTCCGAAGAAGCGCATCCGTATCAGGCCCAGTCAGAAAAAGAAACTGTCGGTGGCGGTGCTCTGCACCAATCCGCTGACAAGACGGTTCATTTAAGGGAAGGGTGGTCATTTGACCACCTTTCTTAGTCTTCGCCTTCTTCGTCAGTATCTGCAATCGGGGTAAACACGACCGGGTTTTCGTCAAGGGAATGGATTTCCAGCTTGATAGGAATGAGCGCCTTCTTGCCGGTCTGCGGATTTGTTTCCTTGCGCGTGATCCATTCTTCCAGAACATCGTTCGCGTCGTCGCGGTTCTTGATGCCGTCGATTGTGCACGTCATGTTCTCTTCGACGCCATCGCCGGTGTTCTTGCGGGTATGGGTGAATGTCGCCGTATTGGCAATGCCGGAGAACGTGACCAGGTGTTCCAGTTCGGTCCCGAAATCGACCTTGATGAACACGCCGTAATCACGGAGGTCGGCCTTTACGCTGCCCAGCGGGAAGCGGATGTTGATGTCCTCGACACCGAAAGTATTTTCGAGGACTTCGGCCATTTCCTTGGAATCGGAAGTACCGGTAATCTTCAACTTGAACTTGGTGACGGTAGTGTCCTTGACGACGGTCGGGGCCATGGACATGAGGGTACCGATGGCGGTAATTTCGAGCTTGTTTTTAGACATTGATCTAGTTCCTGTTTTGTTGTTTTACGAAAATATAGCAAAAATGTCCCGTTTTGGATATAAGTCTGTAGAAAAATTGCGAGAAACCCATGCCACTTGACAATAAAAATGCATTCGGAGAACCGGACAATACCGAAACCAGGTATTCCGGACTTGCCGAACAGATTGACGCGCTGCTGTGGATGGAACACGATAACGGCAGCCTGTCCAAGGAACAGCTTGACCAGCTTGCTGACCTCAGGGACCATATTGCAGCCTATGGCGAACGCGCCGCAGGCTGGGTAAGGGAATGTGACCGGGTGCTGAGTGGAAAGCCCGTTCCCCCCAAGCTGGAATCCATGATGGGCTTCTACGCCAGGTTTGCCAATTCCTTCGACTGCCCGCCTGTACTGGCGGAAGCCGCAGTCAAGATGTTCAAGGAAGTCCTCCTGGAATCGTCACAGTCGAGTAACGTGGCCGAACAGCTTCGCCAGAAGGTAGGCGTAAATCCGAACGAGACACAGGGCATGGGGGTGTTCGGTCTTAGCGGTGACGACAATCTTCCGCAACAGACCACTATCGACAACACGATTTCCGACGCCATGATAAGCGGCTCGTTCGATGCCATCGGCGACGACATTTCGACCGCCGATCCGAACGGTTTCGACGAGACCTCGATGGGCCTCGGTAGTTCCGAGCTGGATACCTCGGGCAACGACCTGAACCCGGATGACTGGGCAACCGAGGAACCGGCATCCGAGGAAGGTGCTACGGAAGGCACCCCGGAAGAGGGTAATGAAGCTGAAACCGGCGCCGAACCCGTAGCCGAGGAAGGTGGGGCCGGTGAGGAAACCAATACTGCCGATGACAGTGGCGGGATGGAAACGCTTGACCTTTAAAATCCAAACGAAAAACCACCGGTTCTCCGGTGGTTTTCTTTTTAGTTCGGTGTAATGGTAGGGTTGATTTTTGCCCGTTCGTTCTTATCCTTGCGCTTCTCGGTCTTGGCAATTTCCCTGACCTGCGCCCTGGCTTCCTTGTCCCTCTCGCGCAACCGCTTCATCAGGTTCTGGCGAACCTCCTTGTTGTATTCGCGGCGCTCATCAGGAACATTACCTTCGCGCACAAACTTGTCTAGGTTTCCTATAACCCTGGACAGCTTGATTTCTTCATCGTTCATCACGTTCACTGCGGTAAGACGTGCGGTTGACTGTTCACGGACATTCTTGACCTTGTCGTCAATCTGGTCCCATATACCATAGAGATGATGGAAATTCTGGTTGATGTAGGTAAGAAGTCCGGAGCTGGACATGGGTTTCTGGTTGATGCTTCCTTCCGGAATCCAACGGTCGGCCTTCCAGGTCTTCCCCTCGACAAATACCGGCACGATCATCAGCCGCCCGTCGCTCCCGACCCGCACAAGGGTCATGTGCGTAGTATCGGCAGCCCAGCAGATGCACTTCCGGCGCTTTACGCCTCCATCATCGAATGCAAGGCTTACCGATTCCGGACACTGGAAAATCACTCCCCAGTAATATCCCTGTGTGTCAGACGGTTTCAGGTCCGCAAGCTTGGTGACATAGATGTACCCGTTACGACGGCCACCGACTTCTTCCGGCTTCGAGTTGGTCTCAATCTTCCAGAATGCGTTGAGGTTCGGACTGCCGTGATACACCTGCTCGGTGACGATGTCGCGTGCTTCCACCTCGGACTGCATCAGGTCAATGAACCAGGTTTCATCGGCCTCAATGTTCGGTTCGGATGTATGATAGAAAAGGTTCAGCGTCCCATTGACGAAGTCAAGCCAGTCCTTGTCGGTATCGTTCTGGAAGTCGTAATGGTTGAACCATTCCTCGTACTTCTGCTGCGCCGCGGTCGGCAACTGCACGACACGGAACATGTTGCGGAACTGGAAGGGGGAATAGCCGGCCTCCTGGCATTTCTTGGTAATCCAGAAATCCAGGATGACGTCCTTGTGGGACTTCCATGTAATCCCGTCCTCGATGTAGTTGACGAGACGAATGCCAGCTATCTTACGAGCCTTCACGGTTACTCCTTAGCGACCGACAAACACCGAGCAGAGAACGGACTTTCCGGCGTACGGATCATCATCGACATCCCAAAACTCGCCATCTGGACCGCAAACTGGGCTCAACCCAGATTCAGGAATTCCAGAATCGGCAAGGTCCTGGCAGAATGCTTCCAGGTCGGCCTCATCCTCAGAGCTAAGGCCCGTACGGTCGTCATTCACGATAGCCGGTAGTAAATGTTCCGGAACATGGGTAGCGCGGATGTCGGCCCCGTTCAGACGGTTAACCTGGATAAGATGGGACGGAATCCAACCCTTGGACACTTCGATGTAATCTTCCGGGTGTTCCGGCTCATCGTCCTCGATATAACCGGACATGCCATGTGCAACGAGGGAATCTACGGCCGCGTCAATAGCGGATGCTTCGTCACTGGCCTGCACGGAAACACGGGCCGGATGAGGATCCATGGAATCGGTGGAGATGATGACGGTGAAGTTCGGCTGGTCATCCAGCACTACATCGGGGGAGTAGGCATGGTCGGCGAAACGGTCATGCGGGTCACCGATGGCACCTTCCATGCACGCCCGGTAGCCGGCCTCGATTGCGTCGGCCAGGGCAGGTTCATCCTTGCGTATGCTTTCAAACACGGCCTTCACGTCGGCACTGACAGATTCAAGCTCCGCATCTTCGTCACCACGGATAATCACGTCACGGGACTTGTCATACTGGAGCCCAATGAGCGAGCATACAGTCTCGAATTCAAACCAGAACAAGTCGTTGATTTCTGTCTCGGTAGGCGTACGTCCCTCGAAGTACCGAGGCAACGCCTCGTCGAGTTCTTTCAGTTCGCTGTATTCCAGCATCTTTGCATTGTCGGCCGCGCCGCTCCAAAACTGGAAATTGGTCAAGCTGTCGTCAACGATCCATTCCATGTAGGTAAACCTCGTTTTATTCTTTACAGCAGCAGTTTATAGCAAATAGTAGCCGGGTTCTACGCCAAAAACCCATTCATTCGGCCAGGTGAAATATATAAATCTATCGGAAAATCCTGCAGGAAGATAAAATATGAATTCTTCAATCGATATGTTTGACTTGCCCACCGAAGCGGAGCTTGGCGTGGCAATCCTCGAAGCCTCCAAGAAGGCCAAGAAGGAAGGTGGTTTCGACGAGGAAACCATGTTCCCGTTCTGGAAGCCACAGGGTGGCCCACATGCCATCCAGGTCAGCAACAAGAGCGGTGTCGTGAAGCCGAAGGTTGACTTCGTCGCCTCCGAGACCAGCATCGACGCGGCATGGGAAAAGTTCCTCGGCAGTGACAAGGCCAAGGCCAAGACTGCCAAGCCCGTCACCGAAGTTGACAATTTCGGTAGTGTCGTCCTCGACAGCTTCGCCCAGAAACCCTCCGCCGACAAGCTCGTCGGATCCATCAAGGCCCTGAAGAAGACTACGGTCAAGGAAATGTCCGGCAAGGTGACCCACACCGTGGAAGAACTCGGTATCGGAAAGGTCGTCGAGAAGTCCAACGCGGCAAGCCCGAAGAAAGACAACACCGGCGCCGTCAAGCCGAAGGCCGCCATGGGCAAGCAGAACATCCCCGACATCTTCAAGGAAAAGCCGAAGATGGTCGATGTCAGCGGAACCGTGACTACCCTAGATTCCTATGATGCCAAGTTGAAAGCCACAACGAACGACGTGACAGTGTCCAGCAAGGCCGACAAGCCGGGCAAGGACAACACCGGCGCAGTCAAGCCGAAGGAAGCCCTCGGCAAACAGCGCGTTCCCGACAAGAACATGGGAAAGTAATAACGTATGGCAAGGCATGTCTACGACAGGCGTCTTTCCAGGAGCCCCGCGCCAGTGCACGGGGGGTTCTGGCGCCTGCGCATAGGACCTCTGCCGGTATCCTGGGAAGACGAGGCGCACGATGCCGAGTTTACCACGGTACCCCATACCGCTCCTCCGCCGGAAATCACCAATGCCCTGATCCAGAAGTACAACTGTCCTGGACTGAGCATCAAGTATGCACCCGAAGGCCATTACAAGTTCGTTACCAACATTCCTATCCAGGAAGACAACGAATATGATAAGACCTTCCAGGTGACAATGCTCTGCGACAACTGGTACGAGAACTGGTGGGCGTTCCACCGGTACATGGATACGGTGATGAGCGGACGTACCGGAGGCTTCCCTGAACAGGATCCGGAACACCGCATCTACGGACTTGACCGGAGATACAGGAACCGTCTGACATTCATCCCGTACATCGAGATGCATGCAGCGGACGACTGCGCACAGGAGCACATGATAGTGAGGTTCGAGAGGTGCCGGCTTACCGACCTGGGCGACCTGCAGCCCCAGTTGCGGGGAGTTGACCCCCTCCCGTTCTCTATCACGGTCAAGTACGAGATTAAGCGCATTATCCGTCTCCCTGACCCGAACAACCTCATGAGCGCAATTTGCGTTTCTTCTAGCAACAACAGCTACACTACCGGACAGACAGGTTAAGCATGGCAGTAGCAACACCAGGAAGAACTTACCAAACCGGCCAAGACGTGGCCAATACCGGTGTAAAGGAACACGGGGTTATTAGCCGTAAGCTGACGGATTTCTACCAGACTGCACGTGGTCATCTTCCCAACCGATACGAGGTGTACCTGTATGGACCATATGTCGAGGAGGCCCTGCATGTCATGGACCGAAACTCGTTTGCCGACAAGTACCGGATGTCCGATGTGAAAGTGTTCCCGAATACCACCGACACATACAAGAAGGCGCAGTTCGATGACTGGTTCGGACATTGCTGGAATCCCTCCGACAAGACGCTGTGCATGAAGTGGAATGCCAAGAGCATCGATATTCCCGGGGCCAAGGCCAAGATCCAGTGGTTCATGATTGATTCCATCAAGTCAATGTCCTACCCGCTCATTACCGAGAACGAACAACCCGGAGCACTGCAGCTTACCGTCCTAGATGACAGCTACATGATGTGGTTCCAGTTCTTCAATGCCCTTTATAACGTACAGTTCAGTCCGCTCGTACTGAAACCGCGCAGCACCCTGCAGAAAATCAACCTGTATGTCAACATGTACTACGAGGCGCTTACCATGGCCCGGTCACATGACGAACGTACGTTCCTCAAGAACAAGGACGGGAAACAAGATCCGGTAATTACCGACATAGATGTCGGCCAGATGTTCGAGTTCAATTCCTGCGTATTGAAGAATGCGCCGCAGGCCAAACTGTCCTACGACGATGACAAGCAGTATACGTTCCAGATTAGCATGGAATACCCGAACTCGTTCCAGGGTTCCTTCAAGAAGAAGTTCCGCTACCTGCGCGACAATACCACAAAGGGTGTCGATGTCGGAAATGCGATAATCAAGCAGACCACGTCCACGTCACCGTATGGGGAATACAACAAGGGATTCTACGAAGCCGGATATACCACATGGCAGGGAACCAAGAACGCCTACCTGTTCGAGGCGTATAACCCGACCGACTACAACAAGTACAAGGATACCCACCATGCCGCATTCAAGAGTGCGGACAAGTACAGCTACGATATGCACGATGCCTACAAGAAGTAGGAACTGTTAATCACGGGAAGAATCGAAGAAATCCAGGCCGAGCGGATGCTTGGCCATTTCTTCACTTATGTGCTGTATGGCATACCCGGAATTGTCATCATAGCATGAATTGCTGGCAAACGGATTACAGCCCCTGGCATTGTACATCACTGCATTGTCCCCGCCGGACGGCAGCATGAATATGGTAACCCTCGCGCACCAGGCACATAGGGACAATACCTTACCGTACCCAAACGGATGTGCATCTTTAAGCCTGGGAAGCGGACCCGGAGAATCGAAATACATCTGCGAAAACCGGCTGATGCGGTCGATTGCTGCACGGTTCATTGCAAAGTTCGCAATCGAAATTCCATACCCGCTCGTCAGGACGGATGAATTCTGTATGACCGTTCCGGTTGAATTAAACAGGTTCAGGCGTTTTGCCTTGCCGACTTCGCGGAAATCCTTCCAATGAGTATCCGAATGCAGGATACGTCCACAAGTAATCAACGGATACAGGTGGCTTTCCAGCTGTGTCGCATGTGACCGGATTGATGCATCTTGCGGAACGCAGCCATTGCCAATGAAAACTATGTTGTCACACCCGGAATCCATCAGGCTGATGACACCTGCATTCAGCTGGTATGCCAGGTCATTCCCGGGCATCAGCGGATTTGCGAGATAGATCTTGTGCTCGCCATATTTGTCCGGGTCAATGAACCCGTCATAGGCAAAAATCCCGGTCGTCATTTGATAAGGGTCTCCACGCGCTGGCCGAGCATGAGCTCCTTGTCACCGAACTGCTTGATCAGGTTGACATACGTATCGTACATCTTGATATTGCTCTTGGTGGACGGGATTTCGGTAATACCCTCGTCATAGAGCGTCTCGACCACTTCCGACATGAAACGTCTAGCCTTTCCATTGAAGATGGACACTGCCCAGCAAGTCGACAGCGGCGTATAGAACAGTCCGTCACCGGCAAATTCGAGCTCGGGTGGAACCTTCATCTTGATGACGGAAAACCGCTGCCGTTCGAACCGGCCACCGACGTAATCGACAAACTGGTCGACACGGTTGTCCATTATGACGGTATGGCCGGGATACTGGTTGTTCTTGATTATGGAACTGGCTTCTTCCAACGTAATCTGACGGAAACCGATGCCGAAACGTTTCAGTATCCGGGCGCACAGTTCGCGGTAAGTTATCTTCGGCTTGCAGAAGTATTCGTTGTAGTCTTCCTTGTCGATATATTCCAGGGGAAACTCGTACTTGTATCCCTGCATCGACAGCTTGGATACCTGTACCCCGCGCCACCGGGTTACACCCATGGCCTTGACGAACGTATCGAGGAACTTGCCAGGCATAGCCGACTTCATCGCAGTCACGATCTTGGTGGGCGGCAGCGACAGGTCCGCCATGCACTTAGTGACTTCCGAATCCTTCATGCACTCCACGCATTCCCGCCATTCGCCTTCATCATCGAACGATTTCTTCGACAACGGGAACTGGATTACGCCATTATGGCGATTCACAATCTTGACACCGGCAAACGGGAGATACAGGTGTCTCGGGTTGATGTATTCCTCGAATGATACGCTTCCGCCGAGAAGCTCGGATATGACGTCGGAATAGCGGCTACTGATGCAGTCGCCATATGTATCCAGCGGAACCCCCGGGACGGACGTGGACAGCAGGATGACTTCGGTATCCGGTGCAGTCGACCTACGGACAGCCTCCAATATGGCATCCAGTGAATAGCCTATGATTGTAACCTGTTGCCTCATATTATCTTAGAATCCTCCTGCACGTAAGGGAGAATGTACCTGTCGAGCCATTCACCCTCCGGGAAATCAAACAGCATGTCGATAATACGTCCATCGCCGTCGGTAAAAATGTGCATCGGGAGCTTGGTGAACCCGAAGTCGTTGTAAATCATGTTCGTGTGCGGCTCATCCTCCACCACCATTCGGACACCGCGCACCGGGTCGTTCAGGAGCCCATACTTGTTGAACCACCCGTACATCTCGTCGAGAGAATGCTTGCACACCTTGCAGTTCGCCATGCCATCATAGAAGCTGAAAACCCACATGATGACACGCTGTTCGCTGCTGCAGTCGGCATATACTTCGTTGCCGAAATCGACAAGCCGTCTACAAAGCGGCTTGTATATACCGTCAATTTCCGTTTCTGGACAACACTGTGCCATTAGAACTTCTTCCCGCAGCTACCGTGTACAATCTTGGAAATGAAGTCGAACGCCTCGACGCCGTCCTGGCACTTCTTCAGGAGACCACGGAACGCATCCTTCCAGCGCTTGACTTCCGATTCCAGGTCGGTGATTTGCTTATTCTTGTCAGCAACCAACTTGCCATATTTGTCCGAAGCACGTTTCATGCCGGCCTCGATACCGTCCTGGATACCCATCTTGATGCACTCGCGAAAGGGAAGGTATTCCGGGAGGTTCCAGTTTTCAGCGAAAACACGGTCAATCGTGTCCACCAGCGTCACATCGAACTTGCGGTTGAGACCGACACCGCCATTGTCATGATCATCCTTCGAGTACAGGTTGGATGTTATCGACACATATCCGGTATCATTGGTTGTCATGATTACATCGTGATATTCCAAATTTCCCTGGCAATCCGCCCTTCGACGGTCAAATGCATCTTCGACTGCCTTCTTGATTTCCGCCTTAGTATCTATTTCGGACTTCTTCACGTCACCATCATTACCGGCATGGACGAACCATACCATGTCTTCACGTTCATTACACATGACAGTTACCTCTCTTGTACAGTGAGAAAACTACTTCAAACGGGCTTGCCGGGGCTGAATAGGCCCATCGTATTGCTTTCATTCAGGATTAGCCAGTTCACACCGTGCTGCTGGCACCATTTCTCGGCAGCCTCCCACTTGGCGTAATTGGTGGCCACGTCCATACTCTTTCTCTGGTATGCCAGATTTCGCTTCTGGTAGTTGGCGATCTGCTTGGCGGTGGCGCCCTCGACCACAGGCTTCGGTGCATGTGGCATGACCGAATAGGCCACCGGTTTTACCTCGATTAGCCATTTTTCCCTGGTCCCATCGGCATACTGGCACTCGACATAGACATCGGGCTTGTATATCGACTGCTTCATCTGGACCGGGGAGAAGTAGGAAATTGCGAATGGCTCATATCCCCATTTGGTGACAAACGGGTTATGGTCGCAGAAAACGAACACTTTTCGTTCCCAGTCGGACTTGTAATTTACGGCAATTTGTTCAATCTGCCCGACACCCTTGCAGAAAGGGCAGGTGGCACCATGGATATTGCCGGCTCCTTTGCATTTGGGGCATTCCACCCATTCGCGGGCGTCCTGGAACATGTACTTGTCGAGGTTGTCCACATAATAGAAATCATTGTGACACCCGGTATAGTATGACTTCTTAGCCATGACTATACCGCCTTTGCGTACATTCTCGCGTAGTAATCAGCCAGGGTCTCGGTCTTCCCCATCGGGTCCCAGGTAGTTGCCAGGAGCACTTCAACCTGCTGCTGGTTATAATCGTTTTCAGGCTTGTAGTTTGGCGGACGTTCATCGACATCGATGTCAAGCGGGGCGCGTGTCCGCGATCCGGGGAGATATGCGCTACCTCCGCTCGTCCGCTTGTATGACTCGGTAAGCTCGTCAGCATAGTCCTGCAACTTTCCCATGCCATTGTCGGAAAAGTCCTTCACTGCCTTGAACCTGAGGTACTGGTACCACTTCTCGTTGTAGTAGTCATCACCGCCATTCATTCCCTGTATGATGGACCCAGCGACATTCAGGAGGATGTTCTCGTCACGCGACGAGACGTATTCGCTGCCGTTTATGATATTGTTCTCTATGTCCTGCCCGGTCGAGAACGTAGCGGCCTCCTTGTACGGATCGGCGAAGTTTGCATCGGGGTTCTTTGGTTTTACCCCGGCCTCCTTCCTGGCCTCGGATACCGCGGCACTGAACGAACCCCTGGACACGGAATCCCTGTTCTCCTCGACGACCACGGAAGCCTTCTGTGTCTTCGAAATCAGGCGGTCCCAGAGCGAATCCCACATATCGCGAAGCTGTGCGAACGTATAGGCCCGTTCCGCATCGGCATCTATGCAGCACATATAGAGGTCGGCCTCAAATGCCCTGTCCCAGAACTTGTCCGTAAGCCGCAGGTCCTCGTTCAGCTTCTTGACCTTGTTACGAATCTTGTCGCTGAGGCCAGGGCATCCGTATTCCAGACACGGTATCATGCGCTTCAGCGTCGTTATCATGTCGAGAATGGACATACCGTAATACTTCCGGTCCCCATCATATTCGGTCGTGTACACAAACAGACAGTCAAGATGCGCTTCCTTGCACCCGTCTATCATTCCGGTAACATCCCACTTCTTGCGGAGAAAGTCGGCATACTGCTTGATGAGCCAACGGAACGGGGCAATAATCATGCTGAAAATAAAATCAATCCCGAACTTGATAAAGTCAAAGAACAATACGAGGTATTGACGAATATATTTTTCCATCAACCGCGAAAGTCCTGCAGCAAGTGACGCCCCGTCGAGGAACGAAAACTTTTCCTTCAAGCAGTTTACAATTTCCGTAGGATTGTCGGAAATGCTGTTCCCGTCCTCATCCTCGTCACATCCAGTAATGAACGCAATGAACCTGGATACACACGGACACTTCGTCATGAACTTTATCAGGCCGTTCCAGTCAACCGCAAGCGACATCTCAATCGTATTCTGCAGGTACTTGTCAATCGCGTCATAGATATCAAGTAGACACGCCAGGGTCGCATTCGTGATGCGCTTCATTGCCTTTTCAAGTTTCTTTCTAGCGGCATCAATTTTCTCAAACAGTACAAATGCAGCCTTGGTGCATATCTCCAACCAGCCAATAAGGGCACCGTAGAAAGTCGCTATGGCATTGCATATGGCTTTCGTTACGGTATTCGTCGCCATGAAGTCCTTCAATTTGGCGCCGCTGCTCACGGAATTCATGAACTTCTTGGCTGAATTCACTGCATTCAGGGCAGTCTTCAACCAGGGGCACAAATCGGTAATCCAATCATAAAGGTGATCGGAACAGTCATACATGTACAGTTCGGTTGCCGACTTTTGTATGGCCTTCGACGTATCATTAAAAATATCGAAAAACTCGTTGACCTTGTCATTCAAGGACAGCTGCGAATCGGAGGTGGGCTCCGTATTGGTGGAGAGAACATTACCGGTCACCCCGGTAAGGTTCTGCTTGTCCCCATCAAGGACTTCCTGACAAGTCTTTGCCGCCATTACGATGCCTCGTATTCTTTAAGATTGATGTATGACAGGTCCGTCAGAGAACGCTGGTATGCGAAAACGGGAGGTTCCCCATCAAGACCAAACGTCTTGACCGAACTGGTACGGATCAATGCCAGTTTATCTTTCTGGAACTGGTTCAGGATACCGTCCCCATAGAACATCACGACAATCGCGTCGACATTCGCCTTCTTGTCGCGCATCTGCGACAATTTCATGTCCTTGCCGAAAGTGGCGTCATTTTTCAGTTCTACCAACTGCACGAAACCATTGTTTGTCAGGTCACCCGGTATTGCATCATTCGTCCCAATTACGTCCGGATCGCCTGCGCCGAGACCGACAAGATAGTGAGGCACGACCTTGGCGTCATTCTTCATGAAATCGGAAAGCTTCATCGAGAACGGGACACCCTCGGTGCAGCATATCAGGATATGGGTAGCCTTCTTGCCGTTCCTGAGTGCAAACCCGTCGGAACCGCATGTTTCAAGCGTAACCGTCTCGACCACCTTCCCGTCTGCGCCATATAGTTCGACAACGTTCACCCCATCGGACACATCATCGACCTTGGCCGGTTTCGGCTCCTGTGGACCGGCACCACGCAATCTCTCTATGGTCATCTGGGAGACGTGTGAAACCGACAGATATTCGCTTCCCTGAGTTACCCCGCTTTCCCCATGTCCAACCGGCATGCAGGTGAAGATGTCTATGGTACCCTCGGTCAGGACAGGCAGGGACTTTGCACCTTCTTCGCTGCTATAGCTGTCCGATTCGATCGTAAGCGCCCCGGTGGGTCCCCACGTGACATTACACCCGTTGCCCGGATTCTCTATCTTCGTGACATGGGTGTCCCTGTTGTGGGTATAGAGGAAATTATGCTCACCAAGGTTCGCGACCGCAAGGAACGGATAGTTCTCCGTATACTCCCTGGGAAGGAAGGACGGCGTGGCGGAAACCCCGTAATAGAGTCCCTGCATGATATCCCCGTTCAGGAACTTGATGAGCAACCAGTATCCTTCCTGGGGGACGGCTTCAAGCCCGAGACCCAGCTGCGGATAAATCCAAGGCTGCTCCTCGACCTTCCAGTCATCGGTCACGCCCTTTATTACCGCCTGCACAGCACCGGTGTGGTTGGTATCAATCATGGTACCGACAACCTGTCCGTAATAGAACGGCAGTGGAAGGCGATTTCCGTTGGTTCTTACATTCAAGGTAGATTCAGGCATGTCACTTTTCCTTTATGGTACTGGCAACCTGTTTCATGACGTTGACCACTATGCCATATTCCTTGGATGGGTTCTTGGAATACTGGAAATTCGTAGCGAGTTCCAGTATGGTCTCGTATTCGGTATTCATCGTACCGGTCTTGTTCCCGAGCGTTCCGGTTTTTGTATCGCTGATCTTGTTGACCGTCTTGCTGAGTACTATGTACCGGGCAGTATAATCCGGGTCCGGGCTGATTTCCCCCTGGTTGAAAAGTATGTTCCTGGCAACCAGGTACACACATGAACCAACGGGCGGGCCAAAATGGTTGAAAATCCTGACATGTGCAACACGGCTGTATTCGGACATCAGCCTGGCCCGTATGGTATCGGCCACGGCATACTTCTTGTGACCGTTCATCGGGAAAGCCATTGCCAGTTTCGGTTCACCATACGTGCCAGTACTCGTCTTCGGTGCCCTGAGACCTCCGGGCAATTCATTTGCACCTGCAGTTGTCATTATCACATCAAGACAGTCGCCACCGCAGTCACCGGTCTCCTTGACACCGCGGTTTGTAGTGGTATCGACAATCAGGTTCGGGAACATGGAGCTGCGCCACCTGGACGTGTAATCGGCCCTGGCCATCGACTGGTATCGGTATACCGTAGTACCGGCCAGCCCGGATGGCTTGTATGCTGCATCCTTCGTGGATAGCAGAGCATCCTGGGAATACAGCATGAGCGAACGTACCTTCGACGCCTTCTCTGTATTGAAAGTCGATATCACTATCTTGGATCGGGACTCGTCGAATGACCAGAACAGTATGTCGGACGGGACGTAGGAATTCGCCACGATGTAGTTCATGTTCTCTTCGAAGTTCCCGTTCACCAGACGCCATACCATCGTATCCGTGTTCTTTCCGTTGTCGACGTATCGGGAAACAAATTCCAGCCCGGCATTTATAGCGCATTCCTTCATCGCGGCAGAACTGGTTCCCGTGCATGCAAAATTCTTCTGTTTAAGGTCGGCAGTCTGAGACCCTACGATGAAATCGAACTCCACATTTATACTGTCGGTCGTATTCTGGCCCTGTATCATGTTGGATACGTATATCCCGAGTACGATATCACCGTTTTTCTTGTCAGTATAATCCTGGATTATCATGCTACCGTACACACCGCCAACAGGTATGTCGGTCAGATGGTTCAGGATACACGACGCATGGCCGGAAGGCATGGCGTTCAACCCGAACTTAATGCTAAGTTCCCTGACACTGGGCGCATTCACCAGGATGTACCCGTCAGTTTCCGGATTCTGTGATTTCGGCAATGAAAATGCCACCACAAAATTGGAACCGGTCTTAGATTGTCCAGCCATTAATATTCATCCTCTTCATCAACGGTCTCAAAGAGCTCGTTGTATCTTTCATACCACTTGACGGCGCTTTCCGGTTCAGGTACGAATACCATGGCATTCGGTTCGGCATCGGTGATGTTCCCGTTTCCAAAATCCGAATATCCGAGCCAGTCACGTACTCCACGGACGCTTTCATTCTTGACTTTCCGTAGTTCCCGTTCCAGTTCGGCGCCGGAATACCCACGTAAAACTAGCTCATTGCGGATGCTCTCGTCAATGGGCCTGATGCCGGGCCTGGTAAGCATCGGGTTCATCATCCGGTTGGCGGCAGCAAACACCTTGTAGGTTGTAGGAGCACCGAACCGGTCGGCGCATTCAAGGTCCAGACGGCCACCCCGATAGTAAGGCAGCTTGAATTCACCCTGGAACACGAAGTCCCGGTCACGAAATCTTGGAAATTCCTCTTGTGCCATACAACTACCTACTTCTTACTTTTCTTCGACTTCTTCTTGCCACCGCCCTTCGAACCAGATGTACCCGACTTGGCGCCGGCTGTCGAATTGCCGGGAGCAGTACCGCCATTAAACACATCATCGCCCATCCACCTGATGAACCCTTTCTTCGGATCAGGTATCATCCACATGTCAAAGCCTATCGTGGCGGTAATCCAGAGGGGAACATGCGTCCCGTCTTCCGTGATGAACTGTTCCTTGCTCGAACTAAACTGCACATCGGTGATGACCACCGGCTCGATATCCAGGATATGACCCATGGTAAGACGCACCGGGAACGGGTTCATGGTCAGGTTGCCCCCAAAGAACGAGTTGATCTTGATCATGGCATCCAATCCGCCGTTCGCAATCTGCTTGCCCACGTCGCAGATAAGCTTTGTCATGTCGGCATCAGGAGTAATGGCATCCATGGCCTCGCTGGCCCGGTTTCCCCACCATTCGGTAGTTTCATTGAAGGTATCCGCTATCAAGTCGCCAAGGGGAATGTTTTCGCGAACAAACCCGCCAACACTCTCAGATATTGCAGAACCGGCCTTACCGAGGGCTCCCTTTACTTCACGTTCGATCTCGCTTACCGCAGACATCGTCTCGGTAAATTCCTTACTGCCGGTCAATTCGGCAATCGCGCTGGTCAGCTTGCCCACTATGTCCTTGTTATCCAGGTTCATATGGCGAACGTACGCCAATTTCAACAGTCTGGAAATCGACAGGCGGGCCATATTTTCCTGTTCCGGGAGATACCACTGACACACCACCTTCTTGTTGAACTTGAAGTCGGCACCACCGAAATCCTTCATGGTGCAGGCGCCAGTCGAATTCGTATTCACACCCGCAGCGTTAACCAGCGTCTCGGCCATCTTGCCGACGGCCTCGGCACCCTGTATGACACCCGTGCCAATATTCCCGATTGCGCCGACCACTGGAACCCTGCTAACCGCGCCGGTGACCTTCTTCATTATGCCTGCAATTTCGCCAAACCCATGGTTGCTATTCTGCGTCCATTTGGCTTGTACCGCAAATTCGACACCCTGCGTCTTTTCGGGATCAAAGAAACCATAAAACGGCTGGGTGCCGTCGATGAATGATTCCTTCAGCGCCTGCTGGAACCTGCTTGCCATGGCATATATGCCCGAGTTCAGGTACCGTGCACGGGCAGACGGGGACAACACCTCGATGCGTATGACGTTCGGGTTGGGCAAGTTCGGGGAATGGTACTTTGCCGATACCTTGTCGTCATGACCCGGAAATGGGAGGTACTTCTTCTTGCGTATTTCACTGACCGACCATGCCACGACTTACCCCATTAGTTTCTTTTCGACAGACGCGCCGGCTGTCTGTGCGGTATTGTTGAACATATCACGCACTTCCGGGAGAAGCAACGCATCGCGTACCCCCTCGAAAGTAAACTGTCTAAACTGCTGCATCTGCTCACTGGCGGTAAGCAGGTCCATCGTCATCACCCCGGTACCGGCATTGACCGTATCCGGTGTCTTGTTTTCCATAGCCCCGGCAGCCATGGGCACATCGGCGGCACCCGGTACCCCTGGCTGCCCGGTTTCCGTACCCTGTTTTTCATCACCGGAAGCACCGTCCTTGTCCTTATCCTTATTCTGGCCGTTTGGGGATGTATTTTCCAGGACCTCGCGATATTTGTCACTTGCGACGGCATCCTCAATCATCGCCTCGGCCAGGTCCTTGGTCCACCCGCTACCGATGCCCTTGATGCGGTCTAGCACATACTTCTTTACCGCTTCCTCGTCAAGGGGTTCGCCCTCCTTCGCTCCCTCCATCTTGAGCTTTCCGCTCATGATTTCGCGATATTCCTGCAACGCAGAGTTTGCCTTCTCATCGTTAGCAAACGCCATGACACCGGCACTATTCTGTATGTCGCGAAGCTTGGCGGAGGCCTTCTGAGTTTCATCGAATGCGGCAATTCTTGCTTCGCCACCAGGTTTGCCCGTCTGGCGTTCCTTAAAGTTACCAAGGTTGGCCTCATTCATCTTGTTGACAGTTTCCTTGCTTTGACCGTCACTATCATGAAGCTCTTTCAATCCGATACCAATTTGGGCTGCATCATAGGCAAGCATTGCCGCTCCGGCCACCTGTCCAACAACAGGAACCGCACGCAAAGCAGTCTTGGCAGCCACCTTTGTAGCCGCCTTGGCACCGGTCTTGGCCGCTACCTTTCCGCCAGTCTTAGCGACAGTCTTAGCACCGGTCTTTGCAGCAGTCTTGGTACCTTCCGTAGCAGCTTTCCGCCCGGTCTTCGCGGCCTGGTTCTTCGGTCCGGTTGGGGTCTTCTTCGGAGGACTATTCTTGCTCGAGGATTCCTGCTTCGTACCACGCGTCTTGCCCTTGGTATCCCTGGAACCGTCCTTCCCCTTCTTGTTATCCTTGGGCTTATCCTTCTTGCCCGTATCGTTTTTCTTGTTATCACCCTTTCCACCCTTGTCTCCACTGGGTTTCTTGTTGGGCTTATTGTTCTTGCCCTTCTTACCCTTCTTACCCTTCTTACCTTTTTTGCCTTTCTTTCCTCTACGGGAAGGAAGGAGGTTGGACGCGATATTGAGGATGTCGAGCCAGTCGGTATCATCACCATCATCATCATCACCATCGTCACCCATGGCACCTGCACCCATGGCACCAATGCTGTCGGCAATAGCGGCGACATCGAGGTCGCCCGCAAGGATCTTGTCGAATACCTTGGCACCCTTCGTATAGAATTCGGGTGCAAGGTTTGCATAGAAATTCTGCTGCAGGTCACGCATGCGCTTCCTGTCACCGGCATCTCCGTCTTCCGGAGATGTCGCCAGGAGTTCCTTCAGCGAGAATGAACGCCCAGGAAGCTTGTTGTCCCCCAGGTTACCCTTCGGGCCAATGCCGGAAACCATTCCATTGGGTGTGCCATGATCGGCCTGGGCATCACTGATTGCATCATAGGAAGCCGACGCAACCGCATCATAAATCGATTCATTGGCAGCATCGCTGGAAATCGCCGAGACGAATGCCTTCTCGATACTGGACGGAAGCGCCTCTATACCGCTACGAAGTTCCCCCAAGGCGGAACCAATGGATTCCATTGCAGCAGCAAACGTCCCACCGGAACTACCTGCGGGTATGGACGATGCAGTTGTCGAGGTACTGTTGAACAAGGCCATATAGACTAATCGCGGTATAAAATGTCACAATACAGTTTATAACCGAAATCACATGGAACCGAGCGGAACCATGTCGTTATTAACGGCATACCGCTCCTTGAAGCGCTGCTCGGCGTACTTGAGCAGCTCCTTGAATTCCGGAATGAACATACGGTCACAGGATGCCATGTCGTTGCTGGTCATCTCGGAAACAAGGGCCTTGTCCTTCACCAGGGAGACATTATCAAAGACCGGAAATAAACCCTGGTATGAGAAAGGGATATGGCGTTTCGACCACACCTCCGCAGCTGACACAGTTGTTTACGACGGTAATCTTGCAGTTCACCGTACCTTCGACAACCAGGTTCTCGAAATCGGCACGATACTTCCTCGGCATTTCGGAAATGTATCTGACCTTTTCCTTCATGCGCTCGTTGTCATCCGCAGTATCGATTCCCTCTATTTCGACCACAGTGGCGATGCCGGCGATATTCCGCATGTAGGTCGGGATGGCGATGTCGTTCTCATCCTCCCAGTCGACAATGAAATCGTTCAGTAGAGTAGCATGACGCAGGCGGTGGATATAAACATGGCATTCACGCCCATCCCCGATGTGGCCGACATGATATCCATGCTCGCGGTGCAGTTCGTACAGTTCCCTGATATCCTTACTGAGGGTAAACTTCAGCTGCCTGAAACCGACACGGTAATCATGCAGGGGATTGTCATCCTCGGACGTGTCGAAATCGCAGTGGGGACATACGTATCCCGGATGTATCATCCCATGTTCCGGGAATGACGATGCCCTGAGCCAGTGCAGGATGTACGTCTCGTCGCAGGTCAGGATGTCCTGCGGATCGATACCCCGTATGCGACGGCTCAATATGCCGTTCAATGCGGTTCTGGTATTTGCCGTTCCATCGTTGATATCATCGAGCGCATAGTTGTCAATGAGTTTCAGTGACTGTCCAAGAAGGTCGTTCGGGTAGAAAAGACCCTTTGACGGCAGCCTCGAAATGCGGGTAAACGCATCGAATTCTGGGATATCCGTGTTCATGTCGAACGGACGGTCAATAAGTTCCTGCTCATGGACAGAAACCTGCGCAGGCTTCTCCTCAGCAGCTGCATCGTGAACCGCATTCTCGGAAACCTGTTCCGGTTCAACTACGGGTTCCTTGGAGAATTCACCTTCACTCTTTCCACTCAACTTGGCAAATGCATTCCGCATCGCCTTGCTGTCAATTCCCTGTTCAGGCTCAACCGTCGTTTCAGCCGGTAGTGCCGGGGCCGGCATGATCGTGGGTACTTCCTTCTGCATCGGGTTCGGCTGCTGTGCAAATCCGCGCTTCTTGCGGATAGGTGTCTGCTTAGGGGCCTTCTCGGTGGAGGTTTCCTCGCCCATGATGGCCGCAGCACGTCTACGTCTTGCCTCGGCGTTCTTCTTTTCCATGTCCTCGGCAAGCTGCTGCTGTTCACGCTGCCTAATAGGATTGAGACCCATGGCCGATGCGGCACTTTCCATCGACATCGCCCGTTCCAAGATAGCACGACTTTCCGGATCGAGATTTTCAATACCTGTTGTCATACCTGTTATCCCTTTGTAGTGTAGTAAAAATACCGAGGCCCCTTGTAATGCTCCCCGTTGGGAAGATCGACCTCGATTTCTTCCCCGCGCCCATGCGCCATCAGGTCCATGACCCTGGCAGCCGCCTCGTCATGTGTGCCATAGGACGGCTCCATGAGCATAGGCGCTTCCACTTTAAGGTCATGATAATCAAGAGAATGGCCCGGCAGGTCCTTGTTGGCTGCCAGGCTCTTAATGTCCACGCGGACCGCAAAGTGCCGCTCGGATGACATTGACTATTCTCCGTCCTTTTTCTCTTCGACAGTTTCGGTCGTTTCGGTTTCCGGCTTCGTTTCGCCGTCACCGAACTTCTCCTTACGGGCGAGAGAGAACTTACGACCAAGCATGGCGTTGAAGAAGCCACCCATCACGTTAGGTGCGCTGACCAAGCGGCGACCGATGAGGTACTGCTTCTGCTTTTCATAAGCGGTGTCCCAGTTGGAACAGATGGACCACTTGATGAGCATGCCCTTGATGTCGTCCACCTTGGTGTCCTTGCCGAAGGTAAGGCCGGTGTCAAGGCAGATATGGGTTCCCTTGCGGAAGCCGGCATCGTCGATGCAAGCGATAGCCACGGAACCGGAAGCGACGGCGATGAGGGCGTCGGTATCGGTCATGGTGATGTTGTAGATATCGTCACCGAAATCATCCGGGCCGGTAAGGATGGTGAAGTCGAAGGCAGCGTCACGTTCGATGGCGATGGTCTTCTGCATGTTGCGCGGGTTCACATAGGGGTTGGCCCAGTGAATCATGTTGCGCACGCATGCACCCTTTTCGGGATGCTTCGGGTCCTTGGCCGTGGTAAGGAGCTTCATGAGACGATCATCGAGTTCACCGACAGTACAGATGGTGATGTCGTACTTGTCGTAACCGTGGATAATGAAGTTCTGGACATTCTTCGGAATGCAGGTACCTTTCACCAGAATCTTCGGCTTGTTGATTATCGTGCTCAACGATGCCATGCGGCTGGTGATGCGGTTAATCGGGTAGAAGTATTCGTTCATGAACGTCGGGATGACGAGAACGTCGGTGTATTCGGAAACGAGACCGAGGTCCTTGATTGCACCGGCGAGTTCACTGTTCGGGACAATCACTTCATCGGCCATCTGCATGGTTTCCTGAACGGTCATAGCGTCAACGATGGTGCGCTGGCGACCGGCAGGGGCTTCCCACACGAATTCGTCAAGGGCGTACACGACACGAAGTGTCATGGCGCGGTATTCGTTGGCATCGGCAACATACTGTTCGTAGACGGTGCCCTTTTCCTTCAAGCCATCCAGCTTTTCCTGGACGCTTTCAAGATACTTGCTGATTTCTTCTTCATTGTCGCTAAGCTCAACGACCTTGGCATCAACTTCAGCCTGGAAGTCTTCGTAGGCCTTGCGGTCGGCTTCGGAATCCTTCTTAATCTGTTCGGCATCCTTGCGCCAGTCCGGTGCGAGCTTGTCCATGACAGCATTCACCTTTTCTTCGAGGGAAGCCATGAAGGTACGGCTCGACACGTTGTCGATCCAGAGGATATTGTAGAAGGCCAGGTCCGGACATGCCCTGTTGAAAGTCTTACTGTCGATAATCGTCAGCGAGATATCGGCCAGGTTGCCGTAGAAATGCTTGAACTCCTGCATGGCGGTGATGCCGCGGCAGTATGCGAGGCGGGAGCTTTCGTCGCCCACATACAGGATGTTGAACTTAGGCTTGTTGGCCAGGTTGGCGGCAATGCCGTCCTCAATGAGTTTCTTGAAATCGGTCATAGTAAATCCTTTTCTGGGAAAGAAACTATATTCATAATAGAAAAAGTTTCCCCTTTGGAGGGGAAACTATACCAAATCAAGCGTATATTTCAAAATTCATTTGGTGAAAAGTGCATACAGTCCCAGGATTTCCGGGATGGTACGCTTAACGGACGCCATGTCGCCCGCCATAGAAATCTCTATCTCGTCGAACCTGTACTTGGAGTCCCGGAACGACATGGGCATGGGCATACCCGGCCAGTAGATTTCCAGAGTACGGTCCTTGCCGGACTTTGCTGCATGGAGGCCGAGAGCTTTGTTCATGTCGTACATATGCACGTCGGCCTCGTCTTTCTTGTTTACTATTTGAATTTTCATACGTTTTCCCCTACCCAACCCTGTCCACGTATTTCTTCAAAAGACCGGTAATCATCTTCCTGGAATCGGTCCCATCCTCGAACTGGGGGAGCAGGTCGGCATAGCGGTCCATGTACATGGTGGCCAATCCGATAGTGTCACTTTCCATGATTTTCTTGGCTTCCTCGTCATCAACAGCCTTGGCATCGTCCAGGGTACCGGCCTCCCCGCCATAGGGCACCATCTTGATGTAGAGAGGCCCGTAGGATTCCAGTTTCTTCTTCAACTCCGAGCTTTCATCGGCATTTCGACCGGTCTTGGCCATGTAGCGGACGAAATAGTTGCTTATGTCGCCGAGACCATCCAGGTGCTCGTCATCACAATCCATGAACCTCGGGGACTCGGTGTTCTCGATGAATTCGAGGTTCATTTCGTCATCGAACAGGTAGATGCCACAGTCGGTATCGACATGGGCAAATGTCAACTGGAACGGAGTACCCAGGTAGACAACCCTGTTACCACGGTTCTCATGGTCGGAACGGCAGTGATAGTGGCCGCTGAACGTGTACTTGGCAGCCTTCATGAACTTCTCGGGTTCCAGGCCGGCCTCGGAAATCTGGCCGGCATCCATGAGGACACCCATCATGTCAAAGTGGCCCAGGATGACGGTCCTGTCCCTTTCGGCCTTCGGCTTCTTGGCCATCTTGGCCAGCCAGTCGTTGAAACCGGGCATGGCGGTCGGGGTGACCCAGGGTACCATGTGGAACTTCATCCCATGGAGTTCGATGGTCTCGATGTCGTCAATGTAGACATGGACATTTGGCAGGAGGCCCAGGTAACGGATACTGGACACGTAGTTGGTATTGTCGTAAAGGCAGTCATGGTTACCGGCGACGATATGGATGTCGAACTTGGCCAGGGTCTTGCCGAACAGCTCCATGGCATAGTTCAGCGCTTCCACCGTAATGAATGTACGGACACTGAAAATGTCGCCCGCAAACAGGATCGTATCGACCCCAGCAGCCTCCAGCTTAGGCGCCAGGCCGTCAAGGTACTTCTTCTGCGCGGCAACCACATGGTTCCTGATGGACGTGATGTCGCACTTTGGGGAAAGGTGGATGTCACCGATAATTGCAATTTTGGACATAAAAAATTCCTCTTGCGAGGAATATAGCAATTTTACTCGGGTTTGGCATCTCCAGGCGGGGTAGTGACCAGTCCGCGCTGTCTTGCCTCGGCCTCATCGTTTATGAGCTGTTCCGTCTCGGCATCCCGTTCCTTGCCCCATTCGCGGACAAGGGCGATAACCTCCTGCGGGGTCATCGGGCGCCCCTTGGTGCTTCCAAGCGGATCATTCGGGTCAACCGGCTCATCCGACTTGGCACCGGTACCGGATGCATTGTTGGACGAAAGTTGCAGTTTCATGAGTTCATCTTCCTGGCGCAGCGTGACGAGCATGTGGGTCAGGTCGGTAATACCCTTGGAAACGGTCTTGTACATGTTGGCTGCAGCCGCCCAGTTCTGGTCGGTGGGCTGCAAGGTCTGCATAATCTGCTCGTCGAGGGTCGTGAGCCACCGGTTGGCGATTTCCAGGTTCTGGAACGCGAGTTCACGGAGCCTGTTACGGTCATCGGCCAAAGTCTCGATATTGTACCGGGGCACCGGAAGTGTCTCGTTCAACTTCTCCTTGGTCTCGATGATGGAATACTGGCTCTTCAAGTCCTGTACGGACTGGTTGACCGCCTTGGTCGTTTCCTTGGCAGCCTTGATGCCTTCCTTCGTACTGCCGATGGGAAGCCCCAGCTTGTCCTCGATTGCGGCGAAGGCATTGCTCTTCATCTCTTCACGTAGTTCTTCCTTGTGCTCCTCCGGGGTCTGCTCATGTTCCGGTTCGGACTCTGCAGGTTTAGCAGCAAAGTTCACGTCCATGTCGAACAAGTCATCACCCGAGTCGAGCGGTTCTGCACCTACAAACTGGGTCATCCAAAAATTCCTTTGTCGGCGGGAATGTCCACGCGCTTGCTTGGCGTGACGGGGATGCCGTCACAGTTCGGCACCTCGACGGACTCCGGGTGCCATTTCTCGAAATTGACACCGCCCCCGCATTTCTTTGCAAGCTCGGATTCCTCGTTAATAACTTCGGTGAGAACCTTCTTGTCCCCGACCAGCGGTTCGCCCGCGAGAACGTGCGTGCGTTCATCGGCATGAGGAACCGGTGTTTCCAATACAATTTTACAATCCGTTGTCATGGCGAATCAGCTCCTTACGTTCTTCCATTTCCTCGTTGAGACGCTTGATGATGCGTCCCAGCGATTCGATATGTTCCCGTTCACTTTCAATCTGTTGCAGGATCTTCGGCTTTCGCGAGTCGGCAGCCCTTTTCAGGCGTTTTTCCAGCTTGCTGATTTCCTGCTTTCCATTCTCGATACCCTCGCCGTACCGGTGTTCCCACCAGGTTCCGGTAGAGTAGAAGTCCGATACCGAGGTATGCTTCACATTGTCATGGGAAGCAATACCCGGTATGTTCCACAGGAACTGGAACAAATCGTCAATAGTGTTAATCTCGACCTTCTTCCCATCAAGACGAATTTCGTCCTTCTCGGAATCGAACTCGTCCATCAGAGTAGCATAGGCGCATTTTCCCAAATCCGAATAACATTTCAACGAAACTTTCATGGTGCCCCCTAGACGATAATCTTTCCTATTTCCTGCCCGAAGTTATGTACCTTGACCAGCACGTCGGCATTGCGGGCGTAGTAGCGGATTTGCTCCTGCTGCTCCGCCAGGAACTGGATGAAGTCCTCCTGGTTGTCAATCATCATCTTTTCCTCGGCCAGGTTGACATCGCCGTTCACCAGGACTTCCTTTTCCTTGTCATTCGGCGACCAGCCGCGGGAACGGTCATGGTGCAACTTGTCAAGGGCGGCTGCCTTGTGGACGGCATAGTCCTTCTTCATGTCGTTCAGACGCATGCGGTTGCGCATGGCAATCATGCCAATCTTGGTACCGGCCTCGGCCATGCAGTATGCCGCGTTGTAATAGACCGTCTCCGGATCCACTTCCCATTTGCCGTCCGGCTTGAGCTTCATGGTGTTCATGGTATTCCGCAGCCACATACGCAAATTCTTCAACTGTTCGTTGAGACTTAGGTCCTCGGAGCCGATGAGTTCGGCAATTACTTCTTCGTCCGTGAAAATCATACTGTAAAAATAGCTTATTTTAGGTAAAAATGCAAGAAAAGGGCCTCCGAAGAGGCCCCTTTTGGAAGTATTCCGGCTTACACCTTGCTGTGGTAGCCACCCGGGAACCAGATGTTCCAGCGGTCGTAACGCAGCGTGAACTTGAACTTCGCCAACTTCGCATCGGTGTAGTTGAAGGTATCCGGCACGGACACCTTCTGCGGCCATGCGTTGATGTAGCGGATGGCCATGATGACTTCACCGTACATCCAGTCGTAGAGTTCGAGTGTAACGTTTTGGTTACGAAGCAGGATTGCCGTCGGGTTGCTGTAGTTCTCCTGCTGACCGAGCCCGAGCTCGATAGCATTCTTACCATCAGCAATACGGTTGCTACCCGCATTCGTGTCGCCCTTGCCGTCGGAGTTCAGGATACCCGTGTTGAGGCAGCACTGGTTCCATGCAAGGACAGTTTCGTAAGCCCTGGCATCTTCAAGCAGGAGACCGGTAAGGTCGACTGTACCAGCAAGCTGCTGTTGCTGTACGGGATAGTATTTCTCAAATCCCATGTACATGATCTTATCTTCCTTGGTCTGGACATCCGGGATCTTCGGACCTTCAACGATGTGAATCGTGAAGTTCTTCTGACTCTCGAAGTCCTTACCAAAGCTGTCGCCATTGGTAGGGTCGATGCCCGTTGCCTGGAAGATATCCTGGTCAACGATGAAGCGCCAACGGGTGGTACGAACCGGATCGGGGAGCTGGTCTATGTTGCCGGCCCAAAAGACCTTGTCAATATCAGGAGCAGTTTTTCCTATCATAGTTCACCTCCCTTATACGTTGCTGATAGTGATGCTGTTGCCAGAACTGGTCGCAAGGACCTCTGTCCTGAGGTAGATGTAACGGGTGCTCTTGGTCGGCTTGAGCTTCAAGTCAACATAGAGCTTGTTCTGGTCGATGACTTCCGGCGGGTTGTTGGTGTCGTCGCAGATTGCGATGGCATCGTAGAACGCCGACGGGTTGCTGTCGCGCATCATGTTCAACTTGGCCTGCAAGTCGCTGGAAATCTGGGACCGGAGTGCAGCCGTGTTAAGGCGGAACACCTTGCCATCCAGGTACTTGTAGAAGATCTTGTGGATGCCCGCGATGAGCATGGCCACGTGGATCTGGTTGAAGGCCGAGTCTTCCATCTGCATGGTGAAGTCACCCCAGCAGAAGATACCGTCATCGTTGGTGCGGAACGGGTTGACGTGCGCATCGCAGAGACGAGCGATATCGGAATCCGGGTCTTCCGGGTAGTTGAACTTACGTTCGTACTTGACCCTGGTGCACCATGCGCTAGGCACGATACCGGTGTCCTTACCGGCAGGCACATACCAGAAGATTGCGCCAGAACGGTTGGCCGTGATGAGAGAGGCCATGGTGATGGACGGGGCGATTTCCACGTTACGACGGGTAATCATCGAATCGTAGAAGAGCGGACGAGCATCATAGATGGCACCCCAACGACCGAGGGTGGACGGGAACCTGACCACATCCTTCTTCAAGGCGTTGTCAATGTTCTGTTCAGCCACGCCGTCGAACAGTGCGAAGCAGTCCTTACGGAGTTCGCAGATGTTCAAGATGGCCTGGATGACCGTGGTGTTCAGGGTTTCGCGGCCTGCCCAACCGAAGTTGTTGATGTCGTTACCGGCAGCGACGAAGAACGTCTGGTCGGCCTTGTCCTTGTCGAGGAACAGGGAGTAGGCAGTGGCGAGCGTTGTCGTGCTGGAGTTGTTCTTGGGTTCATAGGACCAGATTGAGTTCCAGATGACAGCCGGGTCATCGCGGTTGAACGAGACCGCAGTCACGCTGGAAGTCGGGATACCGTCCACAACCGTTTCCGAGAGGTCCCAGGATTCGTCTTCGAGGAAGGCTTCCAGGATACCGGATTCGTTGAGGATGAACTTGAGACCCGAACCTTCGAACTCGGTGTCAGCGGTGTCACCAATGAACAACTGGGTGTCATTGTGGACATATTCGACCACCGTACCGTCGAAGTTGTAGACCTGGCCATTGAAGCGGTAGGTACATGCCATGTAGAGGCGGGCGACGGATTCGCCGGCATCGGTCAGGTCATAGACCTTTTCCGTCACGCCAGTGAAGTTGATGTCCTCGTAGCGCACAGTGGCGAGACCGAGGCCAACGAAGTTGGCACCGATGTCAGCATCGCGCAGGACCTTGTCGGTCTGCATGATGACCGCAGTGTCCTTCTTGGAGAGCTGGTACGTGAACACGCCGTAGCCTTCTTCGTCCACCGGGGCAAACATCGGGTTGCACGGTTCCTTGTCCGGATCGGCTTCCGCAATGGGCGGGGTGAGCTTCTGGATACTGCTGTTCACAGTAACATCATAGTTGCCAATGAGATAGATGTCGACCATCACGTTGGACTTCACTTCGCCAGTGAACACCCTGGCCTCACCACCGGTGTAGTCCACCGGGGCAGTAGTGGCAAGAGTATAGATGTACGGACCAGTCGGCTGTTCCTCAAAGTCAATCGAGGTAGCGATGGTGGTAATGAGCCAGTCGCTCTGGGTAATGTTCTGTTCGTCGACATAGGACATTTCCACCTTGACGGTGGTGCCCTTCTGATACTTCTCCGAGGACTGGAATTCCATGGCACGCGGAGTGCCGGCCACTTCCACGTTGCACTTGTCGAACACTTCCACGCTATGGCTAGGCATGGCCGCATACACCGTCTTGTTCGTGCTGCTGAGGTTCAGAAGCTGAAGCTGACGGTAATCCGACTTGAATTCGCCATTTTCGATAACCGTTCCGATGAACGCGGCATCGACCGCATCCTTGATGGTCACTTCGTTGGTGAACCCGTTAATTTCGGTAACGGTGCTGAGTTTCAGGATGTTCACTCCGGAGAACGTATCCGGATTACCGGTACCCTCGACGCTGTCGTCGTGTGCGCCACGGACGATTGCGACAATGTCACCCACGTTATAGTCGAAAGCGCTTCCATTGGTCATGCGGATCTTCTTGGTCTCGCCGGCCTTGAATTCCTTCGCTTCCATGTCGATGTCGTTGGTGACGACATTGCTGCTGTATCCAAGACGGGTGCTACGGAAGGCAGCGAGCACGGCATCACGCACCCTGCCGGCATAGTCGAGATCGCCCTCGTTTTCACCGCGGGTCGGTACGGTCAGGGTAACATAGTCATAGTCGCCCGTCCATCCGGACTGGAGGTTGCGGACCGTGAGGGCACCGAACTTGCTAGGATCCTGGGCATCTTCCTTGAACCATGCGGAATCATCCACATAGAGGCGGGCACCCTTGACCACGCCACCCTCGATGACTTCGCCATAGAGGAATGTACCACTGTGGATTGCAGGCGCGACGCCGGACGAACCGCCGTGTTCCCATTCCAAGGTAACGATGTCGTTGTTGCAGACGCCAGAAATAGGTGCATCGAGTTCGACCGGGAGATCGGGGTCGGTGACCTTGGCGAGGGGGTTCTCTTCCGTGGTGAACGTGGTATACTTTTCGTTCGCGATACGGATTGCCACGTCGTTGTTGCTCTGATCCTTCACCACGAACATCCAGCCGTTGGGAACCCTCTCACTGAGAGCCTTGATGCCCTCGCTGTCCATCCTGAGGGACGAGAACAGCTTGGCGCCACGACCGGTAACCGCGGTCTTGACAGTCAGGTAGTCGGCATCGTCCTCGACGATTGCGTCCTCGGCGGAGAACATCAGCACCGACGTGGGCTTGTAGCCCATCATGCAGGCGTTGTGTGTATCCGAATCAGCGGCGGTGATGTCGACATCCTTGCCGTCGATGCCCTGCACAATGAACTTGCAGAACGTCTTGGTTGTATTGTCGGCCGGGCCGTAGACCGTATCGCCGACAATGAAACCCGGATTGACGGCCAGGGTGACACGGAAGGTATCCGGGTCGCGGTCCTTCAAGTCGTCGGGCTGGCCCACGATGTCATAGGTAGTCACCGCACGGCGAGCGGAGCTCGGGTCGGCGCCCATGATCGCGAAGAGGACGGCATCTCCGTCACCGCGGGACTTCTCGCTGTCCTTGAAGCTTTCGTCAGCGAACACCTTGAAATCCACGTTGGAACCGGCGGATATGGTTTCCGCGATATTGTTGATCTTGCGGGTCACGCCGTAGCCGGCGGCACCGTCGGACTTGTACCTAGTGGCGGCGAAGTATTCGATGTTAAACGAATTCTGCTTGCCGGCAGGCTGCTGGGCAGCCTTGCGGTCAAAGGACACGACAAAGCAGTCGGTCTTCAAGTCGCGCTTGCGTGCATCGCTCATGTCGATTTCTTCGCCATAGGGGCGGACATACTGGACATGTCCGCCGGCATCGAGCACGGCGCGGGCAGCGTACAGGCCCTGGTTGTACTTCCAGTTGTTGAAACCGATGCCGAACGTCTTGTCCATTGCCGCGGTACTGGTCAGCTTGGTGACCTTGTTCAGCTCGCCCTTGGGGGCGTAGCCTACTATAGCGCCAATCGCGTTCGGATTCTCGATCACGGTATACTGAGAACTGTCTTTGAGTTCTGTGCGAACTCCAGGTGCCCCCATCTTTGTAGCCATGGAAAACCTCACGGTTGTTAATTTTCTGCGTGAAGTTTATGCGGTGGTCAAAAAATTTTCATATAAAAAGGGGCAAAATACGGCAAACCTTATAAACTTCCGGGCAAGAAAGAGGTTTTAACATGGATAAGCGGGGTATCAACATCGAACTCAACCGGCTGAAGGACAAGAATCCTGGCCAGGAAGCCCTTATCGAGGGTGTCCAGAAGCTGTTCAACGAGAAGGTAGAGACAGCCTCCCCGGAACAAAAGCGTGCCCTCATGATGTTCCCCATGCAGTATGCCGCCTACCGCATCAAGACCAGCCCGAGCGAATGGACTACCCAGTTGCACCGGTGGGCAGACAACCTTTTAGACACCCTGCTGCTGATAGATCCCCTCTACCTCACTACCCGCGATTCGTCCGGGGACACCGTGCTGCACCGCCTGGTAAAGGCGGCAACCGGCGAGTTCACTGACGAGGTCAACTACGACTTCATCAAGAAGCTCCTCGAAAAGGACATGGGATTTGTCGCCATACAGTCGCCGTTCGAGAATGCCGGGGCCAAGGCCGGTTCGGTCTGGATGCTGAAGGACGTGGACGGCTGCACCCCGATGGACCTGCTTGCCGACTATGCCATCGGCAAGCCGGAGGCGGGAATTCCCGCCGATGACAGGCTGCTCGTCATGCTGGACGAGTTCGCCAATGCCCCGGTAGCGGAAATCGATGTTTCCGATGTGGCGACACCGGACGCGCCCACGGAACCGGGTGACACCAAGGAAACTCCAAAGAACGACGGACCAAAACCCCTGGTCGAACCGCAGATGACCGAAGAGAAGCCGGAAAACAAAAAGGCGCCGGAAGATGCGAAGCACCATCCGACGCCAGAGGCACGACCACAGGAAACCGTGCCTAACAAGGTGACAAAGTCAGTCCTTGAAGCTCTCCTCCGACTTTAACCCGTCGAAGTCCTTCTTCACCTTACCAAACATCTCATTGAGGCCAGCATCGTCGTAGAACATGTTGGCCGCAATTTCATTGGCCTCGCCACCGGTCTTGAAACCGGCCTTGGCCATCTTCTCGGCGGTGGCTTCATCCACCCCGAAGAGTTCCATTATTTCTTTCAGGTTCGCGTTCATTTTAGGTTCGCCGCCTTCTTGATGTTTCGCTTGATTTGACGTTCCTCGCCCTGCATGCGGGCAATCATCTTCTCGGGTTCATACTTGCGCATGTAGGCCTCCTCGATTTCATCCTTGTCCACATAGCCATAGCGGATTGCCGCCTTGACACAGTTTCGCGACATTCCGGTAATCTTCATTACGTGGTCGATGAATTCTTCCTTTTCGCGTACCGCGCCAGTCTTCGCCCTCGTCCACCGGAGGTTCAGGTTCATTCCGTTGAACGCATTGAACGACCTCGCCTGCAAGTCCTTCGGGAGCTTCTGGAACTGCAGGTCGTTCAATATATGCACATACTTGCGCATGTTCGGCGCCATCGACAGGTAACGGCAGGTATTGAACATCTGGAACTCGTTGCAGTCGGCCTCGGTTACCTGCTTGCCTTCCTGACGTTCTTCCATGAAGCGGAACGGATCGTAGGTACTCATTTCGGCATCCTCGTAAGTATCTTTTCAGTTTCCCGGCTATCCAGCCAAACCTGTCGGTTTTCATAATAGGTCTTGATTATCCCGGCCCAGAAATCCTGCTTGTAGACGGGGGTTTCCTCACCATTACGGTACTGCGCTGCCGCATAGGAAAAGTAGTAGCGCCACACGTAGCACCAGAGGATACCCGACATGCTGCCATACTGGCCACAAGCGATGCTATCCCTTATGAACACCAGCTCATAGGGTTCGTGCAAGGCCGGATGTTTCACAACACCGGAATAGGTAAGGTCAAACGTGTCCGGTTTCGGAGTGCGGTGATAGTGTGCACAGATGACACCCTCGGGATGGAGGATATCTTTCTCCATGGTAATGTCGGTGAACGCGACCGGGACATTCATCTGGATATCGGTGAAGTATTTGCCACCTTTGAGCAGCAGACTGACGAGAGGAGTTTCATCCTCGACCGACAGCATTTGGAGGGCCGGGTTGTCCAGCTCGGGAATATACTTTTCCTTCGTAAACTCGGAAGTCATGAAGAGAATGCCGCTGTTCGGCCACGGCAACGTGGCAATCAAGGGAAGCGTCCGCCATGCAGGATCCATATCACTCAGCTTGGAATAGTATTCCTGGATGCTGAGTTTCTCCATGTACTTGCTGCGGAAATGCACCATCTGTCCGATTGTGACCGACAACAGGTGCTTCCACTGGTCAGGGCAGAACATCGCCATTCCGCTGTTCTCAAACTGTTCCCAAGGAATGGGCTTGAACCACAGCGTGTCGATGTCCACCACCAGCCTGTCATATTCCGCGCCGACTTTCAGCATCGTGTAAATCTTGCTGGTCACCACATCTGGGCGGCACTCGGTGATACGGTTGCGGCAGATCGGCTCGGCATACTTACCGGCGGTTTCGGCAATCACGGACGGTTTCTCGCGAACTACATCGACCGGATAGCCGTAATGTCTGGCCACCCATTCGACTATCGTCTTGACCTCGGTAGAATCGGTACCGACGAGAACGGGCACGGTATTTCCGGCCACGAAATAGGAAGTCATCGAAGTAATGAGCTGGTCCATCATAGACCAAAACTTCTTCCCGAAGACCGGCGCATCAAGCATGTAAATCGGATATACTACGCGCTTATCAGCCATTTGCTGCATTCCCCGCGACATTGTTGATTGCATATACCGGCTGTTCCGGAAGCGGGGCAACCGGTATCTGGAAAGCGTTAAAGATTTCGATAAGGTCGGCAAAGAAACCCATCAGCATGGATTCCTGGTCAACCTGGCCCTGCGAGTTTACGATGCCGTCGCGTGTCACCTTTGCCATGGCGAGATCCATCTGTGGAGGAAGTCTGTCCAGGAGGTAGCGGGTCAACGGAATGTACACGTTCACCGGGTCATCCACGTTCAACGAGATGTAGTAACGGAGACCGCGCAGATCGCGCATAATCAGGTACTTCGCAATGGCCTCGACCGTCTGGTCAGTAATCACATGCGGGTGCCCGATGATGTTCCCCTCGTTCTCGTCGAAGGTGTTCTTCATGACGTTAATCATGTTGCGGATATCGGGATAACATGCGTTGATGATTTCAACGATGGTATGCTTGTCCACCTTGCCACCGTGCGGGGCAGTTTCCGTATCGGCAATGTAGCGCAGCTTCGTGTAAATCTGGTTCTTGAAATCCTTATCGTCCACCGGGTGATTGAACTTAACCGGGGTACACCTGGACTGCACCGGCTTCGGGATACGCCACAGGTCGTTACAGGTGAGGATGAACCTGAGGTTGGACGAGGTGGCTTCAATCTCGTGCTGAATGGTACGCCAGAAATCTTCCGGGTTGTTCGGGTGGTCGCATTCGTCAAGGACGAAGAAATACGGCTTGCCGTTGCTCTTCAAGACGGAGTAACGGTCAATGAGTTCCAGTATTTCACTGGAACGCTTCGGCGGAACTTCGATGCACTTGGCACCAAGGATGCCCGGAATTGCCATGGCGAGGGAGGTCTTCCCGGTGCCAGGGCCGGAATAGAAAATATAGTTGCCGAGACCGGTATTGGAAATAGCGGTCTTGATCATCGTCTTCAACTTGTTCGGCAGAACAATCAGCTTGCTGATGTCGGTACCGTCAATCTGGGTACCCTGGTACTTCTTGGTCCAGTACCTGTTGTCAATAGCACTTGCCGCGGTCGCTGTTTCTTTGTCGAGCCCGGCACCCGAAATCATATCTAATCCGGCCATATCCAAAACCTTCTCGCCTTATAAGAAAAAATCCGCTATCCTGCTCAATATACTTTTGTGTCCGGAACAGGATAAATTTTTGCATTCAATATATGAGTTTAATCGATTTCTTGCAGTTTCATGTCTCCCGGAAAACGCCCGAATGGACCGTTGTTCCTTATACGAACACCATGATATCAATAGATCGGTCCCGGCATGAACACAATAATCACCATTGGCGTTACGTGCACCACACCTAGATACCTCAAATCCATCTTGAACCAGTCGCTTAGCAATGCAGTCTGACATCCATCGTTCAGTACAATTATATCGATACTGAAAAGAATGCGGCGCGATGGCTCTAATTTTGTCAATTAACAGGCCATATTCTTTATCAGCCAAGGCATCCGCTTGAGCTTGCATGGCCTCAGCCGCTTTGAGTGCCGCCTTACCTACACCATCCCGTGTAATATTAGCAATTTCATCAGCAATCTTGTTCATTTTACTACCTCTTTAGAACAAATATAGCAATAAACTGTCCGATATGGACAGGTATCTTTCATTTATTGAGCATTTTCGTGACCAGGACCCGGCACTTTGCGAGACCGTGGCCAAACTTTGGAATGCAGTAATGGAAGCCTCCGCTACCGATGTGAACCCCACCATGCACACCCCGATGATAGGGCAGTGCACCCAGGGCATCATCCCGAACCAGACTACCGGGTCCAAGGACCCGTTCATCCAGTCGCTCATTGACCGCTCGTACTTCGGACGTTTCGGCCAGGGTGGCGGTTTCACCATGCCTGGCCGCACCACTCTCGGCATGATGGGCGGTGGCACCGACAAGCCGGGCGCAGTTTCCGCCAACGAGACCCAGGGCTAGGAAGCCGCGAAGAAACGGAAGGAACCCTTACCGAAATACTTGCGAATCACCCGAAGCATATACTTGTACGTGATGTTCTGGATTTCCGGCGCATCATCAATCATGCCGTAACGGGTAAGATTGGCTGGTGCAGAAAACCGCATGATTTGCTGCTGCTTCATGATCATGGTGAACATGTTCTTACAGCGATTGAACTGTTCCTCGCTCACGTACTTGTCGGCATTCTCCAAGATATTCTTCATGCAAGAAATCACTTCATGAGCCTTGTCCGCGGATGCACTAGTGAAAAAGATCGGAATAGCCGTCTTGCGGAACGGTTCCGCGCTGGCATTGAAGGAATACACCAGATGCCGATTGGTGCGCAACTCGGTAAACATGGCGCTATCAGCATCTCCGCCGATAATGCGACATGCAATATCCAACGCGGCATATTCCTTGTCCGTAGTAACCGGCTTGGTACCGAACGCAGATATGCCAACATACTCAGCACCGGCATCAATTGCGATATCAGATCGCTTGGCCTTGGCATCGGCAACCATCTTCACAGTCGGGAACTTGCCAACACTTGCACCGGAATACGGGTTCTTGGCCAGATCAGGAAGGTCAAGGGCACGCGGTCCGACATAGCAGATGGAGCTCGGGTGAGGAACATACTTGTCGAAGTCCTTCTTGAACTGTTCGAAAGTATATTTCTCAACATCCTCGATGTCACCTTCCGGCGCATGAATTCCGTAAACTTTTCTTAACCCATCACGCAGCATCACCGCATTGAAGTCGGAGCCGAGTTCGGCAATTTCGTTATACACGGCATCGCGTTCCATTTCGAACATTTCCTTCGTGATGTTCTTGGAAGAAGCCGTGATGATCATGTTGACAATCTTGTGGGCAAACTTCTCGATTGCTTCTGCAGTACCGGAGAACGTGGCAATCACATGTTCATGGGAAGTCATCAGGTCATCCAGGATGGCATATTCGTGCAGTTCCGGGAGAATAGGATCCAACACCGCCCCAATCATGTGCTCGATGAGGTGGAAGATGCCACGACGGCCAGCCTTTTCGTCCAACGGGCTCATGTTGTTGTAGACGATGTGGAGGGATGCCATTTCCAGCGGATTGATTTCTTGGTGTACCATTTTAATTAAGTCCTCTTTTTGTTTCTCCGAATATAGCAAAATGGCCACCCGGTGGCAACCGGGCATCCATTTTGAAGACTTACCGAGCATTTTGGACAAATTGAATAATATCGGGAAGCTTATTTTTCACCATAACCGGAACATGACCAATAACTCGAGAATGTTCAACAGTGTCAATATCATCGCTCGAACATGTGACTCCTTCTAATTCATGTAGATATTTTTTCTCAATTACCCTATTGAGGTCTTGCCATTGACGTATGGATAGATCGTTACGTACAGTTTCGTCCTTCAGATCGATACACCATGTATTGGCTGAAATGCCCGAATAGAAAAATATAGATAAATAGCGTTGTCTGGGCATATCCCAATATGCTTGATATCCAGGATGACCAGGCAGCCTCCGGGGGTGTATATATGAACATCGCAGATTTCTTAAGAAACACTTGTATATTGCATGCCCTATAATGCATCCATATATGGCATAGGTCATTTTATATCGCATCTGCACTATTTTGTTCACAACTGATGAAATTCATTCGAAGCATGGCAAGGCATTCATAATACCGGCTCGATTCAGTGAGGACAATGACTGTATCGATGATGTTCAGCACTCGAACCATACAGAATCCATACCACTATACTGCCGTAACGTCACCCATGTGGGAATAAGTTCCGTCATATTCCACCACGATCTTGTGGTCGAACTTGTCGGCCACGGCATCGCCACGGTGGGTAATGACGACCACGCACCCGATTTCGGAAACCATGGAGCGCACGATATCCAGCATTTCCCTCATGGCGTAGTTGTCGGTCGAAATGTCGAGCACTTCGTCGAGGGACATGAAGTTGATGCTGAAATTGCCGACCAGGGACACGAAGTCACGGAAGGCCATCGCGATTGCGAAGCCGACCTTGCGGCGCTGTCCCTGGGACAACATGGTATAGGACGGGGCATATCCAGGGGCACTGATGAACTTAAAGTTCATGGTGTCATCGAACTCGATGACGAACGGGAGGTTCGCCCGGAGCAAGTTCTTGCGCACGACCTCGTTGAAGTGGTCGATGTACAACCCATAGACCATCTTCTTCATGCCGCCATCCGACAGCATGCCGGTGATGTAATTACATGCGGCAATAGTCTTGCTTGCGGTATGCCAGCGTTCAGTCGCCTGTTCAAGGTCACGCTCGGCATCGGCGAGACGCTTGTTGGTCATGGCCAACGCATCTTCACTGGTGGCTTCCTTGATGCGGGCAATTTCACCATCGATACGGGAAATTTCTGCTTCCACCTGGGTAATGGAACCGCTGAGAGAAGAATACTCGCCATTCTTCGTGGAGTAGGTATCATATGCCGATTGCCAGTCAGTACGGACACCTGCGATGCGTTCCTTTTCCTGTGTCAGGCGAGCTTCTTCGGCAACAAATTCATCAACATTTATGCCGGTACCGGCAATAACCCGTTCACTCATGGAAATGTTGCGTTTCAGTTGCTCGACCTTGGTCTGCACCGGAATGACAGTGCTATTGTAGATGGATGTGTAGCCCTGGATCTCGTTATATACGGTGCCCCGGTTAGTATTGGCGGTAGCCAACTGCTGCTCGATAGCGGAATAACGCTCATTGGCACCGGACAAGTCACCAATGACCTTTTCCAGGGCTGCTGCAGCCTCTGTTCGACTGTGTTCAAGTTCTGTAACTTTTCCTTTACATTGGACCCAGGCTTCGCGAAGACGATTGACATCGGCATTGATATCGTCGATAAGTTTCTGGCGGATTTCGCCCTTATGTTCCTCGATGTCGGCCTCGGTAAGGGTATGGCCGCAAGTAGGACACTTGGTACCGGCTTGCATCATGGCACCGAGGTTGATCTGCTCGTCAACATGGTCAAGGTCAGCCTTGCGCTTCTTGCCGTCATCGGCAAGTTGCTTCAACTGCGTGGAAGCCTGTTGGATTGCATAGTCCCATTTTTGGACGACACCTTCGGCCTTGCCCTTTTCGGAGTTCAACCCGTTGATTTCGGTCATGATGCCCTGGGCAGCGGTATTCAGCTCCCTAATTTGGCTATCGATACCGGCCAGTTCCTCGTTCTTCGCCTGGATGGGCAACGCATTGTAGGAATTCATCGCGGCAGTCAATTCGACATTCGCCTTTTCAAGTTCGGCACGGTACTGCTGCAACGGAACTATCTGGGACTTCGCATTATGAATGCCCGCGATTGCCGCATCGATACTCGGCTCGGTGTCGAGCACGGACTTCAATTCCGTGAGACGGTTCTGCAATGCTTGAAGTTCGGTAACAAGTGCTCCGGACTGGCCCTTGTACTGTTCGACAAGAGTACGCTTCTCGGCAACTGTCGCTTCCATCTGGGCGATGTTAGCCTTCTTCTCCTCTTCCATGTGGGCGATGATTTTCCTGAGCTCGGTGATTTCGTTCTCGATGCGGTCACGGTCGCTCTTGGCAATTTCGAAATTGGTCTTCGCCGTGGACAGTTCCTTCGCATTCTCCTTCTTGATGCGGTCGTTGTCCAGCATGATGATGGAGTCGGTGAGCTTACGGCGGTCAGCGGCTTCCATGTCAATGAACGGTAAGGATTCCTGGGTGTTCTGCGCGATATTGTTCTTGAACAAGACTTCATTGAAGCGGAGGATGTCGTCCTCGAAATCCTTCTGGGTAAACCCGGCACGCTTGTTCTGGGGAATCCACTTGTCGCCTTCCTTCTTCTCGACAGTGAACTTCATCGTGTTCTTCGGATCGACCGTGCGCTTGATGAAGTATTCCTCGGTAGTGGTACCCTGGGTACGACTGAACTCGACGGTGACTTCGAGGACGGCCTCGGTGTTCATCGTATTGCGGAGTTCCTCGCGCTTGCCGCCTCGGTAAGACTTGCCGAAAAATGCAAAATTAAGTGCCTCTACGAGAGTGGACTTGCCACATCCGTTGGCCGCACAGAGCCAGTTCAGGCCGTCGGGGAACGTGAATTCGTTCACGTTGTTGCCGTAGGACATGAAGTTACGGAATGTAATCCGCTTTACATGAATATGATTCTTCGAAGAATTAGCCATATTCCAAATTTAGCAAAAAAGCCCGGTAGTGGCAACCGAGCTTAATTTAATGTGTCAAATGGAACTAGTTGGTCGAACAGGCGATTTCGTTCATGGCCCGCATCTGGGCATCGGTGTAGGCTCTCTGTTCATTGACCCTGGCCCTCTTGCCGGCCTCGACCTGCTTCTGCTGCTTGTCCAGTTCCTCCTGCAGGTACTTGGTTTCAAGTTCCTGGTACTGGGGGTTGTTCCAGAGATTGCGAACCATCGTGTTGCATACCTTGGTGCTCTGCTTGTGGCTGGCCAGGTTCGGATTCGGTCCGTGGTTCTTTTTCACGGGGGCGGCATTCGCATTGGCAGCGTTGAACGCCAGGGCACCGATTGCGGCAGCCTTTCCGGCTTTCCGACCGAGGCCCTTCATGAAATCACCGAACCCTTCAAGCTGGATTGGTTCGTCATTGAGCAAGACAAAGGCCGCCATCTGGGCAGCCTCGACCAGCGGGGTATGCCCGAGTTCGGCCTCGATATTGGTGCAGAAAGATTCAAGAAGGGTCATGCCGGTGTCTCCAAGAGGAACAACACCGGCAGTTTATCTACTTGCGCGGCAGTTCCTTGGACTTATTGCTCATTTCGAGGGAATCCACGGCGACCGACAGGCCAACCAGGATAGCCCCGAGAAACATGGAGCCGATGATGACCGGCAGCATGAGGAAGAACTTCAACGCATTACGCATTGTCGGCACCCCCTTCGGTAGCATGCTTGATTACGGAATCGGCAGACGCATTTTCGATGAGGTCGCTTTCGACTTCCAACTGGAAATCATCGTTTCCGGTAGGAGGCACGAATTCCTTGATTACGACATCGCCTTCCGCAGCGCCGGCATCGACCGCTTCCACGGCAACGACCTTCGGCTTCTTGGGAGCGTCGTCCTTCTTTTTCTTGCCCTTACCGCCCTGCTTGGCGCTCTTGCGGACACTGCGTTCCTTTTCGAAATTGTCGATTTCTTCCTTTTCAAGTTCGGTCAGCTTGTGGCTTTCGACACTCTCGTTGAACTTGGATGCAAGGTCCTCGACGCTTTCAGGTTCACCGACTTCGAGCGTGAGGCCCGGATCGGCTTCGGTTTCCGGTTCTTCCTCGACACCTTCACGCGGGATGTCGAGAACCGGCAGGGCCTTCACCATGCGGGTATAGGCGGTGTGCTTGATAAACATCGTCTTGCAGATTTCTTCCTCGGTCTTGCCTTCGTCGAGGAGTTCCTGCAACCACTTGTAGGAGGTATCGGCCTGGAGGATAGCCTCGCGTTCCTTGTTGAATACACGTTCAAGCGCTTCGACATCGAGGTCCTGGTACTGCTTCTGCAACTCGTCACGGATGTCCTCGAAATACTTGCCGGAAAGAATCATCTTGCAGACGCGGGCCTTGGACACGGGGAGTTCACGTTCGGCGAGTTCTTCCTTGGAAATTTCGCTCGTGGTGCCGTTGGAGTTTTCGACCACGGCAGGTGCTTCCGGGATGATATCCTTGGCAAAGAGGTTTTCGGTGTCCGGGTTCACCGGGACGCGCATGAGGAGGCTACGCGCTTCCTGCATGGAAAGATCCTGGATGTCAAAACCCTTCGGGACGGCATTGTCGGCAAAGCTCATCTCGAAGCCGCTCTTCGGACAGAAGCGGTAGATACGCGCACGGTAGCGCATCGGGAAGAATTCCTTGGAATGGATGTAGTGACCAAGTTCTTCGGGAAGGAGCCTGTTACCGTTACCGTCCATCCAGCGGGACGGATTTCTCGGGGTGAGCTTGTCGGCGAGAGGCATTTCCGGACTGGTAATCTTGAAGAAGGTGGCACCGGTGTTCGGGCACACTTCAAGTGCCGGGACATAGCCTTCCGGTTCGCGACGGATATGCGTGAAGCAGTCAATCTGCGTACCCACGCGGCTCTTCATCGGTTCCTTGGAGGAAATGTACTTGGTGTAGAGCGTGCATGCGGTAGCACCTCGGCGTTCACATTCACCGAACACGAAGTCCTTGATGTTGCGGTAGAGCTTCGGGTCAAGCCAGATGAACTCGTCGTCGGAAAGGCAGATTGCCCAGGACGGCTGCTTACGGCGGGCGACGAACTTCTGGATGATGGTGGACTGGTGGGACCAGTCTTCGTCCCCCGGCACGACCACCACGTTCTTGTCGGCGCGGCGTTCACAAACGGCGTTCAGCCAGTTGTGATTGCCGTTGTTGAACACGAAAATCGCATCGAAACCGAGTGCGATATGGTAGTCGAGCCATTCGGCAAAATCAAGCTCGTTACCGTTGACCTGTACAAGACAGTGGATGTTCATCATAAATAAAAACCTCGTAATTGCTTACGAGGTTAAACTATATCGAAATGACCGGATCAGTTCAGGCCGAGTTTCTCACACAGGAAATTGTACAATTTGAGCACACGGGGATGATTAAGAGCAATCGCACCGGCAAAAAACTCGGGATGGTCACAGAACGTGCCATTCACGGCATAGGTGGCGCCGTCCTTGATGACGAGGCTGTTGATTTCAATGCAGCGATTAAGGGTCCTCTGGGCACCTATCGTAATGATGGCCTCGAAATACTCCGGGTCACGCTGATAGACGATACGCACTTCCTTGCCGACGGTAACCGTGCTTTCCAGCTTGAAATCGGCACCGGGCTGCATGAAGGCCATGAGGACGTATTCAGGGATATCGTTCTCTTCGAGCTTGGTGGCCGGAAGCGGGAGAATGAAGTTGGAATCCATGACCTGGCCTTCAATCGGGTTTTCACGGTTGTCCTTCTGCACGCGCTCGTTTGTTGCCGCGGCAACTCTCTGGCTTTCCCCGTGGGTAAGGGTCTTGCTGTCCCATTCCGCCAATTCGGAAACCTGCCCGTTGCCAAATCCGCTGAACTCAATCTGCACGGCCTCGTCCTTGACGGCATTCTTGAATTCATTGCGCCAGTCCTTGCCAGTAGTCGCGGCCTTCAACTGGTCGAGGAAACGCTGCTTCTCACCATCGTCCTTGAACACCGGCTGTTGTGGCAAGTCCTTGATACGGACGTTACGGTTCATTGGCACCTTTTTGAGTACCTTCGGCCAGTTCTTCGGACTCCCGTCCTTGTTATATCCGGACGGTGTTTTCTTCTTGCTACCATCATTACCCAGCGTTTTCGCCAGCGTTTTCAAAACTTTCTTGCTTCGTGTAGCCATACGGCCCTCCTTATAAAAGGTTCCCGACATCATCAATTCCGGCGGTGTCCGCAAATGTAAATCCCTGCATGGCGGGTTTGACAACAGTCTGTGGACCGCCCGGAGGTATCGGCATGAACTTCTTGTCATCGAAACCGGAAACCGGGACTGTCGGCAACGCGACGGGCGCCTTCTTCTCGGCCATGGATACCGGTATCATGGAGCGGTAGCCGTAGGAGCGCATGCTCTGCATGAGGTCCTTGTAGTACGGCTCGACATCCCAGAAATCCAGGAGTTCGAAACCGCAGAGTTCCGGTTCCGGCTTGACAAGCATGTCGTTCAGGCGGGTGACGACTTCCGGCGGAGTACAGGAAAGGTCAATCAGCTTGCGGTTGCGCATGTACTGGTCATCCCAGCCGTTGTTCTTCGCCACGTCGTACACGTTCGGGAACGCCTGGATGAACTTCGCGGCGGTTCCCTCGCCGAACCTGTTCTTTACTGTAAAATCCAGTTTGCCTGTCTTCGGCTTGATGAACGACATGCCGTGGATGTTATCGGAACTATCACCGGCGAGCACCTTGATGTCGAGGTACTTGACAGGATCGTCCACGGTCATGAAGTTGCAACTGATGTGGTCGAAGACCTTCACCTTCGGGAAGTTCAACTGCAGCAAGTCAGAGTCGTGGGTCACGACGATTACGTCATCGGCCTTCCCGCAGAACATCTTCGCGGACGCATAGACCACATCGTCACCTTCGGCGCCTTCGCACGAGATTGCGCGGGCGCGGAAGATGGGCGCGAGTTCCTGGGCGAACTGCTCCTTGTACTTTCGCCAAATCTTGCGGTCGATGGTGAACGGCCAGTCATTGCTGTTACGGGTTCCCTTGTATGACGGGAGGATGGGGTCCTTCCCGTTGGGTGCATAGATGTCCCAGAACATCTTCTGCTTGTCTTCGTTGAACTCGCCCAACTGCTTGTGCTTCAATTCGTTGAGTTTCGGGAAGTCGTCAATGGGAATGGGGGTAACGCAGAAGTTCCCGTCCTGGGCCTTCCTCACCTCGTACCCGAGGTTGTCGGCGCGGACAAAGTAGGCCTTGTTGTCGGGATCGTTGACGTAATAGATTGTGGCGTGCTCGGCGTAGTAGTCCTTGACGAACTTCTTGCGCCATGAACCAGGACCTTCGAGGGCGATGATGATGTGCATCGGATCGAACAGGGCGATGAGCTTCATCAGTTCATCGACCATGAACGTGCGCCACAGCTTGATTTCGCCTTCGGCACCCATGAACCCGTACTTCTCTCGGTTCTTTGCCGTGTTGATGGAGAACATCTTGTGGTAGGACATGGATGCCCAGTCCAGTACCAGATACCGGTTGTTCACCGACCGGTATGATTTCAGGGGCGGGAGTTCAAATGTTGGTTCTTTCTTTTTCTTGCCGCCCATCATGTCCCCGCACTGCAATCATACTGTTTGAACGACCGGTGATAATGATAAATCGCGTCCGCGGTCTTAATCGCGTCATTGCCCTCGATTACGTTCTTGAACGGAATTTCCTTCAACCCCATGCAGAGAATCACGCCTGGGGTAAATGCACAACGCGGAGTTCCGACCGGGTGGTCGTACACGGCAAGATAAATCACGTCGCCCTTGCCATCGCGGGTGCGTTTTGTCATAACTACCATGGATGTATCGCCGGTCTTCTTCACTTCCCGGATTGCCTTCTTCAAGATACGGTTCTTGAACGTGAACTTGGGGATGTACCCAAGTTCCTCGGCAAGTATCTCCGGATACGCGAACGCGGTCAGTATCGCCAGGGCATATTTTCTCTCATCGGTCATCGTTGTCTCCCAATTTCTATATAGTAAATGTAGCAACTGTTGGCAAAATTTGCCAACAGTTGTCAAATTTTTCCTATTTTTGACAATCTATCAACAATCTCGACAACTTATTAACAACTTATCAACAATATATCAACAAAATTATCTAAATCAGCGAGAATTTCTTCTTGTATGGCAAATCCATCTCTACCTGCCCGCCATTCTTCTGCTTCTGTTTCTGCAGTCGCTCGGCGGCACGGTCGGCCGCTTCCTTGCGATGCTTCTTGATGTCATCGGGTGTGAGCTGCGCCTCGTATATGCCGTCCATGTGCTGCTCCTCGATGGGGATGTTCTCCGCATCGTAGTACGTCATGCGGTAACGGGCGTGTATCATCATGTAGTTGAACATCTGCTCCGATGTCCCGTCCAGCTTGCGCTTCCAGCAATTTGCGTCATCCACGAGGTCGTACACGTTGGCGACCTGCTTGTTCGGGTGCTTTCGCACCACGCGCCCGATGGACTGCATCACCTTGTACATGGACTTGGCCGGCTCGGCAAGGACCAGGTTGTTGAGCTGCTTGATGTTCACGCCCTGCTTCATGCAGCCGTAAGTGGCGATGAGGATATTGCCGGTACTGCCTTCCAACAGCTTTCGGATAGATTCGCGCTCGGACGCGCTGACTTCACCCTCGATGATATGGTAGGTGTACTGCGGATATTTCCCCTGCAAGAAATCATGCAGGTCGTGCAGACGCTCGATGCCGTCATAGAGGATGACCGAGTTCTGGTCGGTACCGAGGTGACCGGCGTCGATAAGCATGGAAATCACGTCCTTGCGGGAACTGTTCCCGAGGACGATCGCCCGTTCCATCTGGTACTTGGCATAACATATGCCGTAGCGCGTATTGTAGGGATACGGGATGTAAATCATGTGCATCTGCACCGGGGTCAACGTGCCGTTCGCGATAAGGTCGCGAAGGTGTACAACGTCATAAATCGGGCCGAGCTGCGATTCGATATTGCATGCGTCGATGAACTCGGCACTGTCGGTAACGTCCCTGGGTGCCAGGCTGATACCGATTTCGCCGTGCTGTCCACGGTTCTCCTTGGTGGGCTTGACAAGGGGAAGCGTGCCGGAGACACCGACCTTGAAATTGTTTGCGTTGGTACACTGTTCGAGGATGCCGCGCAGGACAACACCGCGCATGCCGTGCGCCTCGTCCACCAGGACGGCATCGAACACCTTGAAGAAACCGGGGTGCTTGTGCTGGAGCGTCTGCCAGGTTGATATGGTAATCTGCTTCAACAGCTTCTCTTCACCGATTGACTTCTTCTGCAACTCTTCCAGTTTCTTCTTGGAAATCTTGTCAGAGGACTCGCCATGCAGCAGGGTACAGTATTCACGCGCATCGTCCCACCCGTAGTCGGTGTAGAAGTTGTCGTAAAGCTGTTCGACCAGGCCCTTGCTCGGCACAATGATGAGGATCTTCTTGTGTTCCTTCTCCATCAGGTAGCGGGCGATTATCATCATCGACACCGACTTGCCGGCGGAGGTACATGCAAACAGGAGGCCACGGCGCCTGTTGAGCGCAATCTCGACCAGACGGTACTGGTGCTCGAACGGGATCAGCGGCTTCCCGGTTTCCCGGTCGTGGATATTGAGTGTCTTGGTAAACTCCTCGATGTCTTCTCGCGTAATCTGCCCGAAAGGCGGGGAGAACATGTTGCGGATTTCCTTAGAAATCGTGATGGCCACCCTGTCGCCATACTGCATTTTCAGGTAGTCACGCGCCCTCGGGATCATGCCCGTCGGAATCCACCCCTTATTCTTGTCGTAAAAATACTCGTTGCAGTCGAACCCGCGGATGTGATGTTTCGCTTCCCAGGAATACTTCTTCGCCTTGTTGTAGTAGGTGAAGGCGGACTGCATGAACATGTGGACGAGCTTCTTCGCGTTGGAATTCGGATTTACCGGATATGCGCGAACAGCAGTGTGCGACGAATCGCCCACCGAGAACTCGACAACAAATTCATATTTCTTTTCGGGTCCAGTCATCTATACCTTGTACCTGTGCCCATTCGGTTCTTCGACCGCAGCGGTTTCACGTTTCACCGAGTCCGCGGAAGCAACCCATATTGCGGAAATCTCCCCAGGACGTTCGGACACAAACCAGACCACTGCCCGGTATTCCGCACCAGGACGCACATAGCCTTCGGATGCCGACAGGATCCAGGTCTTGTCGGGAATACGCGCTTCGTTCGACAGTTCGCCTTCCGCTTCGAGTTCGGCCTTGACCGCGGCAACCACCTTGTCGGCAATGTACCCGGATTCCCATCCGTCCATAACGTCAGGCCCCTCGCCGACGATTGTCGGGACGAAGGTCACCGATGACCTATGGAACACCGGGTACAGCTCGATAACCATGGACGGCTTCGTCATGCCGGCATGCCACTCGGTAGGCGAGAATATACCCACCCGGAACTTCTTTTCGGGTGCGCTTATGCTGATGCTTTCTTCGCTCATGCCCAAAATGTAGCAAATTCGGGAGACAATGTCAACACCGGAGCACATTTTCCCATCCTAAAATCGTAAACATCTTTATGGATGTGTAGGTTGCTTGCCGCAGGCGAAACTCAGTCCCTCACCTCCCTCGGGAGTCCGGGTACCTTTTGTACAAGCAGTTTAGAAAAGTTTACATGCCGATGGCGTGATGGCCCTCCCGGCCTTCCCCGAATTGGCCATTTTGGCCACCGTACCGTTTCGTAAACATCTTTATGGAAGGAAGAGTAGCTTTGCGGGAACCGCGAAAAACCCTCCCTCCGGGAGTCGTTGTGCCTCCAGTATTATGTAAACTTAAATAAAAATTTACATAGGTACAGGGCCGGACCCCCTTGCTGAAGTTGCAAGCGTTTCGTAATTTTTGCCCTTGAAGCCGTAGTGGGGATAGTTTTTCTATGCCCAGGTATAAGCTGCGGGCAACGGAACGGTCTTCGCTGGACCCGTCCGAGAGATGAGTTTTCATTTTGGTGCCCCTGCTGTCTCCCGTCCAGCGAAATTAAAAGAGGGAGGCACAGGGGCACTTCCTGTTCAGTTGTGGTGCCATGCCGGAAACGCGGACAAAGTTTGAATACGAGATACGGGTCCTGGACAAGTTCAGGAAACCCATCCGCGCACTGCTGAAAGAGCACAATGTCCCCGAGAGGGACCACGACTACTACTGGCTAATCATCCACTGGGTAACGAAGGGGCTCGTCGAGTCCTACCGCAGGGAGTACCTGGCCACCAGGAAGCCCCCGAAGTGCCGCGAATGGTTCTGTCGCCTCTACTCGAAAATCATGGATACCGCGATGGGCCACAAGTACATCGAGGTCTTTGAGAACTTGAAGAACTGGGGCGTTCTCATGCGCGGTTCCTCCTACTGCAAGGCTACCGGGAGCACACCCGGCATGAGCAAGGCCGTGTGGTTCGGCGAGGGCTACGGGTGGATGTTGAAGGAATACTGCTACGCGAGGGATGTCGCGCACCTCTATGGCAAGGGCGACTTCCACGCGGGACGCATGATGGCCGTGAAGCTCCGGTCGAAAATTCTCCTGAAAAGGCTGCAGAAGTGCGCCGAGGACCGCAAGCGCGTCCAGCTCATGGACCCGGTTGTCCGCGACGCGCACGAGAACCTGAAACACTTCCACATCGACAGGGCCAAGGCACGTCGCGCACTGGTGAAGGCCGGTGTCGAGGGGCGCAAGCTGGACCGCGAGATGCGGAAGGTTGACCGGTTCAACGATGCGGAGGGAAGTGACACTTCCCTGTTTGTCGTGCGCGATGACTATGGGCGCGTTCACACGAACATCACCCAGGTAAAGCGCGAGGTCAGGGAGAGCGCGTTGACATGTGACGGCGGACCGGTTGCCGAAGTTGACATCAAGAGTAGCCAGGGGGCTTTCCTGTGCTACATCATCGGCGCGTGCCTGCGTGGCGACAAGGCGATGCTCGGGCGCAACGGGGAATCGTTCATCGCGATGGATCCGGGCGCTCCCGACTGGATTGGGCGCGAGCAGTTGAACCGCGAGTTCGCCGATTTCCGCGGGAAGCTGGAACGGCGCGAACTCTACGAATTCTTCGCTTCCGAGATGTCGCAGGATTTCGACCTGGATGAAGTGGTTGACCGCGACCGTGCCAAGAAGGCATTCCTGGCCACATTGTTCGCGGGTGTCCGTCTCGATGACGGGTGCGACCCTGCGTGGCATGCGTGCCGCAGGGTATGGGCCGAGCACTGGCCGAAACTGCTTGTCCTCATCGACAGCATGAAGGTGTCGAACTACCGCGCACTCGCATACGAGATGCAGAGGATGGAGAGTTCCTTCGTGTTCGATGTCGTCATCCCTGCAATCAAGGCCGAGATAGGGTGTCCGTACTGCACCGTGCATGACGAGGTCATCGTTCCCCGTGAACACGGCGATGCGGCAAAGGCAATCCTCGACCGGGAACTTGACCGGTTCGGCATCCCGACTACTACCGTGGAAGAGAGGGCAATCCTCGAACCGGATGACGCGATGGTCGAGGCCGAGATGGCTTCGTTCTACGAGGTCGGGTATTATTGCGGATGGGGTGACGATGCTGACCGCAGTATAGCCGACGAATACGCCAACGCGGTCTCGTGAGGAGCGGTTTTCCTATAAACTCCGGAAAAAGGTTTTCCGAGGATTTTTCGATGGATTTCTTAGAATACGATATCAAGGATGATGGAGCGTTCGCCCAGTTCATTTCTACGATGGAGGGCGCCGGTGCCGATATTGACGGTTCCCGGGTCATGTTCGAAAGCGACAACTCGACAGCCAAGATGCTTGCAGACACCCTGGTGGAGTATGAAATCATTTCACCGGCGCTGGAAGCTACTGGTGACGGAACGGATACCACTTCTTCGGAAGGACAGGGTGAAAATACTGCATCCGCTCCAGAGCCCGGACCCAAGCCGCGCAGACAGCGTAAACCGGTCAACTCCACTGCACAGAACCAGCCACAACAGCCCGCCGCTGGCACTCCCGCCAACGGAAAACCCCCCGCCGGTAAACAGGAACAGAAGCCGGCCGAGCAGAAACCACAGGCCGAGGATCCGAACAAGAAGGGAGTCTACCAGCAGATTATCGAGAAGGTCGATTCTCTCGGCCTCGATGCCGCAATTGCGCAGAAGGTGGAGAAGATCATCGTGAAGCAGATTGATGGCGGGGCAAAGAAGGCGGGGGACAATGCATCCGCATACTATGCCAAGCTCGCCGACAACCCGTCTAATACGGCAAAACTGATTTTCGGCGTAATCCAGAAGGCCGACCCGGAACTCTTCGAGGAACTCAAGAAGTCCGGCAAGCTGAACGAGAAGAACGAAAACACCGCGTCCATCGCACAGAAGACCGAACTTGCCAAGCAGATTTCCGAGATAGTCGGCCAGATCGAGGTACCCGATGCGTTCAACGTGGAAATCGACGATTCTGAATGGGATAACGCGGTGGTGACGTCCTTCGGTTTCCCGATGATTAACCTTACCTCCACGCTTGTACGTGAAATGCTCCGTGCCCAGGAACCAAAGGCACAGAAGCGTGCATACAAGGAATTCAAGAAGCAGCTCAAGGCTGATCCGGATGTCGCAAAGGCACTCGGTATCGGCATGATGGGTACCCTCGGTCTTGGTGGTGGGAAGAAGGATGCCACGACAGACAAGAAGGCCAGGATTGATACTCGCACCGAAGGTGTCAACACTGATGGCAATGTGCTTGTTGAAGGCGCGATTACCGATATCTCGAATGCCCTCAAGAACCCGGTCGATGTGTTGAAGAGCATTGCCGGAAACAAGGGTACTCCGTGCCGTAGAAACAATCTCGTCGTCATGTACAAGGAAATCGACGGCAAGTCCGGTGACAGCAACGAAAATGTCACCGTCATCCCGCTCGGCGTCAGCGGCGGTACGCTCGTTGACCTGAACAAGTCCGTGCCGGTTCCGATGTCCCATCTTACCGCGTTCTACAGCGTGGTCGATCCCAAGGCGTCCTTTAAGAGTTATGCAAAGGCCATGGCCGAAGTGAATGCCAAGAGCGACAATGCAAGCAAGGGTCTCGGCGATGCCGCTGCCGCTGCCGGCAAGAAGCTCCTGAGCAAGATTCCTCTTCTCGGTCGCGGTGCCAAGAAGGAACTCGAAGCCAAGGAAGCCGATGGCATTACCAAGGCAATGGGTGAGCTCGCCATGTACATCAAGGAGAATGGCCATCCGCCGTTCTACCTGTTGAAACCGAAGAGCGAGCCGAAGGAAATTGACCACTGGTCCGATGAGGATGCGGCCAACGGATACCAGATGATTACCATGATGGTCGAGGGTCACAAGGCCGGCATGATTATGAAGGCGAAAACTGCCGAAGCTCTCTTCAAGGTGGGTTAATGTTAAAGTCGATGTTGCAGAAAAGGCTGCGTACCTTCCTTGAAGGCACGATGCAGGAATTCACGGCTCCGCTGGATTCCGGTCGTGTCGAGCGTGCCAAGAAACTGCAATATCACTATGTCGGGATAGAGAAGAACCTTTCCGGTGATGCAGTCATCAAGTGGCACATCCCGTCCCAGTCGAACCCCGGTACCATGTACGAGTGCTACGTGTCCATCAAGCCGAAGGGCATGTCGCTGTTCGCTGTAGCCAACAACGTCCGCGACCTCCGGTCCAGGGTGAACGCATTGAAGGAAGCCGATGTCAGGTGCTTCTGCCCCTGCAAGGATTTCCGTTATTCCGGCGCGGCATACAACATGTCGCACCTGCATGACGGTTTCGAGGAAGGGCATGGAGATGCCGGTTCCGACATTCCGCCTGACGTTCGCGATCCGGAACGCGAGCATACGATATGCAAGCATCTCGCTGCCGCGTTCAAGGGTATGCTTTCCAATGCCGGACCAATCATGAAGGATGCCAGGACCGCCAGGTTCCCGAAGCCTGAACAGGAGAAGGTGGACCTCGGTCCGCTCTCGGCGAAAAAGAAGAAGCCGGTAGAACAGAAGGGCGAGGCGCCTGAAATGTTCCCGAAACAGGCGGAAGCGCCGAAGGGTGAACGTCCAGAGGTCATACCGGAAGAGGGCAAGACTGTCATCAGCGACAAGGATGCGTTGCCGAAGATGGAAGGCCTGAACCCAATCAAGATACCGGAAGCCCAGGAGTCGCTCGATGCGCTCGCGGGCGTGATTGAACATGGTGAGGAAGTTCCTACCGAACCGTCGCCCGATGCAAATCCCGTTCCCGAGGAGAATGACGAGAAGCCCGAGGAAAATGGTGAACTGCCTGAAATGCCTGGACTGAATGTCAAGAACAATAATGACAACTTGATGTACGGCCTCGAAGACGCGGTAAATGACCCGATCTTCAACCCTGACGAGAAAGAGTGATGTAGTTTTCTTCATGGAGGAAACCCATGAAGAAAGAAATAAAGTCAAATTCTGAACCTGTCGATGTTCTCGACAATTCCGAACCAAACGAATCTCCCGACATGCGGGAGATGGATGTTCCTGAAACCGAGAAGGATGAGGCCCCGTCCGTCGATGAACTCCGCAAGGCGGAAGCCGACATGAAGGAACGGATTGGGGTCAACATGTCCCAGCCGGACATGCAGCCGCAGATGATGCCCGGAAACAATGGCGAGTTTACGATGAACCCTTTCGCCCAGGCATTTACACAGAAGCCGGCGCCCCTGTATTGCCAGCCGGGAAATGCTCCCATTCCTCCCGGTGAAAAACCTGCCGCGAATCCCGTACCTTCCTGGCGAACCTACGACTACGCATCGTGGCCTACCTATGAGGAAGCACTGAAACAGGTGTTGCCGGAATTCGATGATTTCACGTTTGGCGACGATGAGCTCATCCATGCAAACGATTCCGCCCTGCATGAATATACCACAATGATTTGGTACAAGGTCCGTACGCCGATCCAGGCTGATGGCCGTGACTACAAGGTTCTCGGTATGCCGAAGTACCCGAAGTTCCTGCAGCGTCTCGGTGTCCAGTCGCTGGATGGTGTCACCCTGATGCAAATCAACGAGACGTTCGCACTCGATGCACTCAAACGGAATCTGGAAAAGAACGATGAGAACCGTGGTGTGGTTGAGGCTGCGCATGTAATCATCGCCCGCATGGTAAGGGAAAACAGGCTCAATGCCGGAACACTGACCAGTGAAGACATTTCGGTCATTTCCCAGTTCATCCCGGAATACTCCGAGGCTACCGTGCAGGCCGTGAAGGAATATGTCCGCCGCGTTTACGATACCGAAAAGCCGCGCAACTGTCCGACTCTCTTGTACACCAGTGAACCGCGAATGGATTGCACGGTTATCGACATGGCTGAAAACGGCAGTACACTGGATGACGGAATCCCGCTGACGAAGGAAATTGTCGAAGCCGATATCAACCGTGTTAAGCGTGTCAACTGTCCGGTCGGCGCCCCGCCCAAGATGCAGCCGAATGCCGAGGCATATACCAAGTTGTTCTCGCGTCACACCGACCTTCCGGGAAATATGGTCAAACGGATACTCACCTTGCCGTCGGATGTTTGGGACATATTGCTTAAAGGCAACCTGTTCTCCATGACTCACTCGGTTGGTACCCGTTATATCAAGATTGAAATTCTCAGTGGCGAGGGCTATTCGCCGTTCTTCAATATCGAATACAACGTGTCGAGGGGTGGTGGCGAAACCAGATATCAACGGTCCTTTGAAACCGTTGATGACATGTTGAAGTCCGGCCCGAATACGGTGAAACTCCTGAACTTCGCCGCAAAGAAGTTCAGTGGCGTGATTGCCTAATTGTTCATGAAAATTTAAGAAGGCCATCTCTTGCGAGATGGCCTTTCTGTTAGTAGATTGTTCTGATTTTTTCGCCTTCCGGGACACCGGTGCGGAGGTACCTGAGTTCCAGTTTAGGAACCTTGGACATCCGGGCATTTGCCAGGGACAGCCAGAAGCCGAAGAAGTGCTCGGCGAGGTAGCCGTCCATGCGTCGGTTGCTGTCATCGAGGCCGGCCTTTTCGTCGTATGCCTTCAGTAGGTTGAAAAGGTCCTTGCAATACTTGTCCAGTAGCGGCTTCTTGCCGATGAACATGTTGCACTGGATGAGGGACGGACCTTTCAGGTAGTTGGCGAACCGGGTGCCGAGGTTCTTCTCGGTATCTTCGAGTACCGAGAGGAATATGTCGAGCCACTTCATGTACTTTGCATCGGCGAACCACATGAACGCCGAGTAGTCCTTCCGGTGGAAGAACTCGGTGACGATGATGTCCGACTTGTCGAGAAGCTCGTTGGCCTGGTTCTTAGTAAGCCTGGACCACCCCTGGTTGTTGGCGTTAGCGAAGAACCTGCGGTAGTGTTCGAGGCCGATGATGTTCGCGGTCGAATGCTTCCACATGTAGTACAGGGCGGTGAGCTCACAGTACCATGGGTTCAGGTTGTCGATATTGTCCCCCTTGTGGGGGATGTCTACTAAGAACTTTTCCCTGCCCTCGTCGAGTTCAAGGAAATTGTTGTGTTTGGATCCTACTACATATATGCTCATGGCGGAAAACTATACGAAAATGGCAACCCGGAGGGCTGCCATTTATGAAATTGCTTTGTGAAAGATTAGAAGTTATTGAGAATTTTTTCCTGTTGGGCAGTTTCCATGGCCTGTTCTGGCGTGGTGTGGATTTCATCATCCGGGAACCCCATGCCGTTTTCGATGTGACCGTCTTCAAGATATTCGCAATAGTCGTGGGTGATGCGGACCGTAATGTGGTCATTCACTTGCACATACACCACTTCTTGCTCTTTGAGGTCACCGATTTTATCGGCGACAGCATCAATCTTGTGTTCAACCGTCATTGTCATCGGCTGGGCTCCGTCAGCGGCTTCGAAACAGGATTTGAAACCTTCCATGATGGATTCTACCAGAGGTGCATTGTCGGAGGTTTTCATTTCGCTGATGGTATTTCCGAGCTTTGTGACGGCCTCGGCAACCATGGAGTAGAACGGATCTTCTTCCTCGCTGAACTGGCCGGGATAGGTCGGGAAACGCTTGGCTTCGTTGCCTTCGAAGTTCAGTTCCTCGGGGTCTTCTTCGTTTTCAGTATCCGGATCGTGAGTCAGCTTCTGGATATCTTCCTTGGTCAGAACCCTAGGACACGAATCGGGGCCGATTGAGGCCGAACGGGGCACTTCGTCCTTCGAAGGAATATATGTCCCATCCTCCGACACTTCTCCGGTGAGCATGCCTTCGAAAGTTGCCTTTGCACCGGCGGCAAGAGCTTCGAGGATATAATCGTTCTTGCCGTCCTTCAGGGATTCGAGTGCGGCGTAAAATTTGTCTTGGAGTTTCTTGGATACCATGATAAAACCTCAGGTCCTGTAATACCCTCAGTTTATATAAAAGTTACCAGAATTTTCTCGCCTCGTGAATGATGGCGAGCAGCTTGTCGCGTTCTTCGGCATCGACAGGCACGGTGTTCATTATTTCAAGGATTTGTAGTTCTTCCTTGTCCCCGGGCATCAGTCGGTCGAACGTGAAACCGGTGATAGTGTTGGTTCCCTCGTCAATCTGTCCTTCAAAGTCGAGAGCAACCGACTGGGTGTCGGTTTCGAGTACCTTGATGTATTCCCCGCTCTGGATCTGTGCAACCACGACGAACCGGTGTTCGCCACCCGGATGGTGGCTGAACGTACGGAACAGGTTGGACAACCAGTTGCCGATGATGCAACCGTATACTGTCGAGGCTATGTCCTTTACTGCTATCATAGTGTGAAACTAGCCTAAACTTCGGTGAACAGTATCTGGGTCGTCTTGAACGGCATGACGAAACCGCCATAATGGGTCCCGATTTTCGCCTCGACCAGCGTGGGCTTGTTGTTGCTGGTGAGGAGGCGTGCAATGAAGCCGGCGGGCGCCTTCTTGAAGCCGAGCTTTTCCTTCGGTATGAAGATATATACCGGGGGATGTCCGTCCCTGTCCAGAGTGTCGGCATACTCATCCTCGGTCATTCCTAGGGTGTCCATGTAGATCTTGGCGCCCTTCGTGGGAGACAGCACCTTGTACATCTCGACGATGAAGTCCCTGGTTAGAGGGACTGTCCCGATGGATGCGTTCATCATGGACGTCGCACGGGGGTATACGGTGGCAGTGACGTTGGCGTTTCCGGTTTCCAGGACTTCCGGGGCATCGACCGTAATGCGGTTCAGTGCGCACAGGGTACCCTTGGAATTGCGGAAGTCCTTCAATACCTTGATGGGCTCGGACAACCCGACCTTCTTCAACTGCTTCTTCAACTTCTTGTAGGCCTTTTTGACCTTTGTTTCGTCCTTGTCCTTCAGGATGGTGTAAATCTCGGGGGCGCCGAAGTTGATGAACGGGTATCCCATCGTGGTAATGACCGGTTCATCCCACAGTACCGAAGAGTTTTCCTGGGCGAACCCGAGCGGGACTTCCACCTGTCCCAGTTCTCTGGTCCTGGGACCCGCGGTGTACGTGGTTCCGCCGGTCAGACCGGTATGCGGGATGCCGTCACCAGACTTGCCGGTGGACCTGGTGATGTACTTTCCGCTCGCGGTACGGTTGGAGAGGATGTCCTTGATGACGTCCTGGGTAACGCCGGGTACGAAACGGACAAGGAACTGCGCATTCGGGGTATTGTTCTCGATATCCAGATCGGAA